GGCGAGGTCGGCCAGGGCTCGCTTTTCGGCGTCGAGATCAGGCGCGCCGGCGGTGGCATGTGCGAGGCGGCTCACGGTTCCTCCTCGATCTGCGCTACCACCCAGTCCCAATAACCGCGCAGCGTGTAGCCGCCTTCGACCTCGTGCTGCCAGTGCGCGATCAGGAACTGCGGATGCTCATTGCGGTATTTCTGACGCAGCTCGTCGGCGGACAGCAACCGATCGGCGCGAGCAAGCTCGGGTGGGTAGTGGCTCATGGCGTCTCCAGAGACGCCAGGTAGTGGTTGAGACGGTGGCGCGCGGCCTGGGCATCGTTTTCGATCTCGATGCGCTGAACCAGATCGTTGTACGCAAACTGCGACTCCGCTTTGGTCACCTCAGCATCGCGATAGTCCTCGATCAGGCGGCGCAGGTGCATTAGCTGAGCGGGTGTCATTCGAGCTCTCCGATCTGCAGCTTGAGCACCTCGACCAGGCCGCGCAGCTGGCCCTCGGCGTCGTCGAGACCCTTCTGTGCGCTGGTCATTGCGGCTTCCGGCCAGACGTCGGCGATGACCTGCTGCTCGGCGTAGCGCAGTTTGTTGTTGGCGTTCAGGACTGCCAGCGCCGCGGCGCTGACATCGGCCGCGGCGCGGCCGAGAGTTTCAACTCTGGTACGGTTCATGTGGGCTCCTTGGGAATGTTTAAACGATCCAGACAGGCCGGGCAGTCTACCTGTCCGGTCTTGCGGGTGCACTTCGCGTGGTAGCTGCCGTTGTTACACAGCGGGCGCAGGCGGTCCTCGAAACAGCTGGGATGCTTGCCGACTCTGGACGCGAATTCAATGCGCGTCAGGCCGTAATGGGTAACCACCTTGACGAACTCGGGATGGCTCATGTCAGGTCCTCCGGAAGGTCGACCACGACGTTCAGGTTGTCGTGCACAACGTACTGCAAGCCGGTGTGGCGCGTCGTGAACACGCGGCGCCAGCGGCCGTCGATGCGCACCTCGTAGCGGGTCGGGATTTTGCTGGCCGACACACGGTAGCCGGGCACCTCGCTGATGCGCACGTTCTCGCCCGGCGGCCGGATGACGCGGCGCTCGCACGGCTTGGCTGCCAGCGTCTCGAAGCCGTGTTCGTCGACGGCGCGCACGCGCCGGATCGCCCGGGCCGGACAGCGCTCGTTGACCATGACGCTCTCGCGCGCCGCCGCTTCGGTCGTGGAGTACACCTCGAAGGTGATGAGGCCCTCGTCGTGCCGCGTCGTGATGAGGAATTTGTGGACGATGCTCATGTCAGCCTTTCGGTGTGATGTCGTAACGTTCGAGGAGCCAGGTGGCAAGGTCTTTCGCCTGGCTGCTAAACAGCCTGCCGAACCCCTCGAAGATCGCATCTGCGAGGTTTCGCACGTCGTCGTGGGCCTGTGCCTCGTCGAGGGTCTTATGCTCGACGCCGTCGTCGGTTTGGTACCGGGTTACTTCGATGATGCCGGTCATGGCCTGCTCCCTGCGGTGTCGTTGTCATCCAGCACCCGCCAGGCGCCTATGTCCAATCTGACGAGTCGCTTCCAGCCGTTGCAGCGTACGTTCTCACGCAGGATGCGCAAGTCGTCGCCCTTCAGTGCCAGCACCTCTTCGGCAGGCACCTCGACGCCGAAATAGCGCCAGCCGCTGTAGTTCTTCGCCTTGCCGATCAGAGTCTCGCCGTCAAGCACGACCTCCTCGCGCGAAAAGAAGCGGTAACCGACGGCGCCGCGCGGCACCTCGGACTGCAGCACGTCACGCTGATCGACCAGGAAGCTGTTCGTCTCGGCGACGAAGCTGCCGGGGTACATCCATTGAATGTAGTGTTGAAGCATGGCTTACTCCTCGTCGTCGCCGGACGACGTCCAGCCCATGCTGGACGACGTCTCCACGTCATGGATAGCGGCGATCGGCCCGATGACGTGGCCCTGCAGGCGTGCGGCCGTAAGCTGCATCATGCTGTTCTCATCGATCTGGGCGTCGTCGCCAAAGTCGATGATGATTTTGATTTCGAGTTGCATGGCTCACCCTTCGGAGTGTGGGTTGGTAGGGGCATCGCTGGTCGCAGATTCGGCGTCGCGGCTGGCTGCGAGGGTTGCGTGTGGCGCATGGCTGGCGCCCATAGCGGCGTCGATAGCTTCGCGGAACGACAGGTGCCCGTCGCCGCCAGCTTCGCCCATGCGGCCGCCACGGGCCTGCCACGTGGCGTATTCAGCGCCGGGGTACAGCACGTCGAAGCACTGGCGCTCCAGCCAATCCAGCCGGGCGGTGTCGCCACGGCCCGCAGCCTGGGCGGCGGTGGGTGCGGCGCCTTCGGCACAGGCCGGGCACATGACTTCTGGGTTGTCCGGGTCCGTGGTGCCGTCGCAACCCAAGCACTTCTGGCGGTCGCCAGCCTGGGCGGCGGGGGCCGTAGGGTGCAGGTACGCCATGTCGTGCCCGTCCGTCTTGCCGCAGTACATGCAGCCGATGTCGGCCGCGATCACGTCAGCCGGCGGAACAGCGGTGTGGTCGGGGCGGGTCATGGCTGTGGCCCGCCATCAAAGACGTGGTAGACCTCACCGCTGCGACACTGGACGGTGCCTACGAAGTGAAGTGGGCTCACTCCGTAGGTATCGGTGTCTGGCCACCCGGTGCCGATGATGTGCAGCTTGCGGTGCACGATCGGGTTTTCGGTATCCACCAGCGCCCAAACGAACAGGGCGTAGTGATCATGGCCGATATGTTGCTCGCCGACGTGCAGCAGCTGCGCATCGGCCGGCATAACAACGAGGCTGGCCGGACCGATCCGGTACTTGTAAATGATCTTCATGCTACCTCCGGCCAGATGCCCAGCTTCTGGTGTGCCATCATCGCGGCCTCAGCCTGCGCGATGGCATCGTCCAGCGCGTTGTGGTGCGTGCCCTTCGTGCGGTCCGGACTCACGCCGGCCAGCTCGTACAGCGTGCGGGTGCAGCGCACGTTGTAGAATGCCCATGGCGGCGTCATCGACATCGCGCGATAGGCGGCGTCCAGCAGCGGCACGTCGAACGTGGCGCCGTGGCACCAGACACGCTCGCCCTGCGTGCGCGCAAACCAGGCCTGCAGCTCGTATAACACTTGGCCCAAGGTGCAGGCCACCTCGGGGAAGGCTGCGGCGCGCGCGGCGTCGCTCTGGCGCATCCACCAGGCCACGGTGCTCGGGTCGATGGTCAGGCCGGCGGCCGTGCAGCTGGCCGCGCTGATGGCCATGTGGAAGCCGTCCTGCGTGAACACGCCGCGCTCGTCGAACGGCACAGCGCCGACGGAAAGGATCAGGGAGCCGGGCGTGGTGCCGAGCGTTTCGATGTCGATCATGATGTTCATGGTGTGTAAATCTCCGTGGTGGTGAGGTCGATGATGGGCAGGCCGGCCAGCGGCACGAAGGCGACCCAAGGGTTGGCGATCATGTTGGAGTCGCTGGCCACGATCAGCGCGTGGCCATACGGCTCCCAGGCGATGATCTTGAAGGATCCGATGTAGTCATCAGAAGCGCCATTGATGCGCGGCGTGCAGCGGCTTTCCACGCGCCGGCGGACATCGCCCAGAGGCTTGGCGTACAGGTGTTGGTTGAACATGCTGCGCAGCTGGTCGTCGCCCCAGGTCTTGATCGACGCAGTTTCCGACGCCATGAAGAAGTAGCCGGGCGGGTGGATCGTGCGGGTTCCTCCATGCTTCCCGAGCCGCTCCTGCCGGCAATAGATGAAGTCTTGGAACAGGCTGTCCAGGTCGGGCATGATGCCGAATAGCGTCTTGCCGACGACTGAGTCGTCGAGAGGTTTCATTCGTCCTCCGGTATCGAGTCCCAGTCGATCGAGCCCTTCCAGCCCAGCGTCATCTGGCGCATCTCGTTCTTACTGCGGGCCACTGCGCACACGTCGTGCGGGTGCTCGTTGCCGGCCTCGTACTGTGCGCGGTAGCGCGTCTGGCGCAGCTCGACGAAGCCGCGGGTATCGCGCGTCAGATAGTCGGTGAAGGCCAACGGCGTCGGCACCGGCGCTGCGCCGCGCAACTGCGCATTCTCAGCGCGCAGCCGCTCGATCTCGGCCGTCATCAGGTCGGCGCGGTGTTTCCCGGCGGCGCCCGGAAAGGCCTTGCCCTTGGTGTATTCCATCTGCACCCAGTCGGTCTTGTCGAGGAAGGTCTGGAAGCCCTCGACCATGGTGGCGGCCATTTTCAGCACATACTCGGCGTCCTCGGCGTAGAGGAGGCTGGTAGGGTTGTCGATGGCGGCACGCAGCCGTGCGGCGATTTCTTTGGATGTCATGATGGTTCCTATTGAGGCGTGGGTTCGAGTTGTTCGGTGAGCCAGTAATGCAGGTCCTCGTACGTGACGTGCCACTCGAATTCCTGATCGAGCGAGGCGGCCACGATGCTGCCGTCCTCCGCGACCAGAAAGCGGGTGCCGCGCGCCTCGATGATCTGCGGCGGACCTTGCAGGTGTGGGTAGATGCTCAGGCGCTCTCGCACTGCATACGTCTTGCTGCCCTTGATCTTGGTGACGGTGGCACGCTCGGGCACATCGCCGATCGGCAGGGTGACACGCAGGGTTGTGCTCATGATGGTTTCCTATTGAGGGCGAGTTTGGCAGCTTGCACAAGGTCGTCCATCCGCTTCTGGTAGACGGCTCGCGATTCCACGATGGGCGCCGTGCCGCAGGACTTCTGGTTGCGGCCGGCCGCGTGCTTCCAGGTGCCTCCCGGGCAGCTGTACACGGCCAGGCCGCAGCGCCGGCACACGAACTCCGAGTGGCTCATGTCGGCTCCTTCGTGGTCAGCCGGCGCAGGCCGGTGACGTTGTAGTCATAGCGCCAGCGCGCGTCGGTGATGCGCTGGTCGAGGGCGTTTTGCAGGCTGGGCGGCCAGGCGTCGATGCCCTGATGCCGGCGCAGCGACTCGAAGCGGCAGCCGTCGGCTTCGGCAGCCAGCAGCTCGCGCGCGGCGCGGTGAACTTCGGCCGCGGCGGCCGCGACGGCCGCGATCAGGGCGCGGTTCATTGGGATGCTCCTTTCACGATCGTGATCGCGTTGAGGTAATGCGCCTCGCGCATCCTGCTGTAGTCGATGGCCGCGCGCAGCGCTTCGACCACGCGCCGGTCAGCCGGGCGATCGGCGCGCTTGTACGGCGCGGCGATGGCAAGCAGGTCGAGGTAGGCCTGGGTCCAGGCGTTGGCCTCAGCCTGGAGGGCTTCGACGGCGTTCACGGCTGGCTCCCGATCAGCGCGCGGATGCGGGCGATGACGTCGACGGCAGTGGCGCCGGATGGCGAATCACCGTCGTCGCTGTACTCCTCGTCGCTGAACAGGTGGTAGACCTGCGTCGACGTCAGCTCGAAGAACACCTTGACGGCGTCCCACGACTTGAGCGTCTCATGTTCGGTGCGCAGGTGCGGGATCGTGTTAAACAGGTAGAAGCCCTCGGCGTTGAAGTTCTTGTCGACGGCGGCCCAGCCTACAGCGCAAGCTGTCGTACCGCAGCTCCAGGTCCCGAGATCGAAGCGCTCGGGCGGTACGTTTTCGAGGATGGTGATCAGGTGGTTTAATCTGTCGATGCGCATGGCAGTTCTCCGAAAAGTTCGAGGTGGACAGCGGCGATTTTCTGTTCCAGCTCGCGCGCGGCCGCAAGGCGCTCGCGCTCGGCCAGCACCTGGCCGGCGATGCGCAGCTGCTGCTCGTTGATGAGCGGATAGAGGGTAGTGTCGCTGTAGTTGTGGCCGATCTCGGCGACCAGGTCACCTCGCGAAGTGCCGAACTTGTCCTGGAAGCCGCTGTCGTACACAGCGAATTCGACGTGGATAGGCGACTGCACGATGGCGTCGACCTCGTACCACGATATGGCGCGCGTCGGATTCTCGACACAGAAGCGAATCCACAGTGCCTCGCTATTGCCGCGTGACAGAATGAAAGGGTAGATGTCGTGCATGACTAGATGATCTCGTTGAGGTGGAGTTGCTCGATCGTCGTAACGACGACGCCGTACATCTCGGTCCGGTGCTGGTAGGCGCCGAACTGGCGCAGGTAGGTCTTCATGCCGCGCGGCGCCTCGTCGCCAGCGAAAGAAAGGGCGGCCTGTAGTGCATCGGCTTTCGTCGTGCAATAGGCGCGGCTCTCGCTCAGGCAGCCGGGCAGGTGCCACTCGGCGACCCACAACTTGCGCCCAAGTGCGCTGGCCAGCACGTCGCTGGCATGGACCGCGCGGCCGTCGTCCAGGCGCTCGAGCGCCTCATCAAAAGTGAGCTTCATGGTCAGGTCCTGTACGTGACGCCGGCCAGTACGGCCTCGTTGATGGCGGCGGCGAGCTGGGTGCGCCACAGGCGGTCGTTCTGAACCGGCTCGTTGTCGCAGATGAATAGCTGCAGCAGCGTGTCACTGCCAAGCAGGCAGGCTTCCGTAGCCTCTTCGAAAGTGGGCAGGGGTAGGGTGGTCATGCTTTCTCCAGTCGGTCGTAATAGGATTGCCAATCAGCGCGGCGTCGCTCGGCGCCGGCCTGCGTCCGGGCCCGGTCCACAACACCGAATGGGCCGGCGATCTCGTAGCCGGTCGTGGGCCCGTGCTCGGTCCATTCGTGGCCGCTGATCGGATTCTTGCGGTCGATATTCTTGAAGATCTCACGAATGGCGACGGTCATTTCAAGGCCTCGATCAGACGTCGGATTGCGCAGGCGTCTTCTTTCACTGCAAACGTAAAGCCGCTGGCCATATGGACCATGGTGACGTAACGGTAGTCGTTGTCGCCGGGGTCTCGCATGCGGCGGGTACCGATGACCTCGACATGCTCGGCCCGCACGCAGGTTGGGTGCGGGTTGCGCGAATCGGTGATGTCGGTGAGTTCGATGAACATGGTCAGCCTTTCTTCTGGGCGGTGGCTCGGTTGACGATCTGCTCCACCCGGTAAGCCAGCCCAAAGCGCGCCTCGATGACACGCTCGGTGTCCTCGGCGCTTCGCATGTTCTCCACGGCGCAGCGCAGGGTGTGGATCTCTTCGTCGGTGAGCCAACGGCACGCCAGCTGCGCGCCCTCCGGCAGCGCCGCCCGGACACGCTCGGCAAGGTTGCGCAGGTCGTCCGCTGCGCGCGGCGAGCCCTCGCGCGTCATGTGGGCGGCGATGGCGTATAGCATGCGCACGTCGGTGTCGGTGAATTGGGTCAGCGAAAGCAGCTCCTCGGCGGCCGCGTAGACGTACGGCTTGAGGTCAGTCTGGCCTTCCTTGATCGTGAAGCCGTGTTTCATGAACACGGCGCGGATGGTGTCGCGGTTGATCATTTCTGGTCCTCCCGCAAGGTCTGGCGATCCAGGCGCTCGATCTCGGCCAGCAGTAGGGATGCGGCCTTGACCAGGTCGCGCCGGCGATCGGTGGGCTTGTACCACTCAGCGGCCCACGGCCAGAACAACTCGTCCCGGCCGCGGATACGGACACGCTCCGATATCAGGACCGGAGCAGCGTACACGGCAGCTGCGCGCGGCAGCTGGTGCTCGGTGTACTTGTCGTCGAGCTCGGCCGTCCAGCCCTCCTCCTCGACCTGCCGGCGGCGCTCGGCCAGCACATCGCGCGCGGCCGGCGTCATGAGACGTTCGGTCTGGTCGAGTATCTCGAAAGCCAGGTCGATGGCGCGGCGATCGGCGTGTGAGACGCCTCGCCAGAAGTTGCCAGTCCAGAATCTGCGTATGGTCTTGAGCGCGGCCTTCATTTCAGCCCCAGCACGGTGTCGAGGGCGTTGTCCCACTCTTCGCCGCTGATCTTCTCGTCTTCACTGGAGAGCGACGGGCATAGCTGCTCCATGCGTTCGAAGAAAGTCTCATCCTGGTTGACGAGGGCGGCGCGCAAGCCGCGGTAGCGTGCGGCGTCTTTGAGCTCGGGCGCCAGCTGGGTGCGCAGCTTGGTGAAGTCGCGGCTGAGCGCCTCGACTGCGCGGCGCGTGTCGCCCGGGTTGGTATGGGACAGGGCGAAGCCTATCCCTATGTCGAATACGACGATGTCGTCCTGCAGGTCTTTGTTCATGTCGGTGTCCTTTACCATTGGCGGTCGATCCAGCTTTGAAGCTCGTCGCCTTCGAGGGGCTCGGAGGGCTTGTTCAGCCAGGCGATGAGGCGCTTCCAGAGAGTGGTCATTTCGGGTTCTTTTGCATGAGGGTGGTGATGGCTTGGAGGTCCTCGATGGAGAAGCGGCCGTCGAGGACGGCCACGCCATCCTCCGTGTCGATATCGATCCAGGCGGGGTGGTCGTCCGTGATCTGGTGGGCCTGCTCGATGGTCATGGGCTGGCCGTACGGTGCCTCGAATGCCCGGCTCAAGCCGGCCGGGCGCGCACCTTCACGCGCTTCGATCCAGATGCGCACACCCGTGTCGGTGTACTGGCGCACCAGCACGGCCTGGTCGGGCGTGTAGCCGAGGTGAGCCAGCCACGCCTTGGTGATCGCGTCGATGCCTTGCGTCTCGGCTTCGGCGATCTTGCGGGCGAGTTCGTCGATGGTGATCATGTCGGCTCCTTGGCGGTAGGTTGGGTGGCGCATGCTTCGATCATCAGGCGCTCGGCGACGTCGCGCGGCAGCTGGCCGTCGAACTCCATCCGCGTGCCGCTCTCGGTCTTGTACGCGATGACAAAGTGAGCGTGGCCGGGGCGCGGCTTGGCGCGGGTGAACGGGACTTTCCACTCCATGATCACTCCTTCCGAAAGCCGAGGAACCACTCGCCCTTTTCGGCGAACAGGCGCATACCTTCGGTGCTGCCGCAGGTGTTGGAATGTCCTTCCTCGTCCTGGCACATCTCCTTCGCCTCGGCCAAGGTCAGGCCCTCGGCGACGATTTCCTGCGGGTGGCCTTCGCGGTAGAACCGCACAACTTCGTAGGTGTCCATGATTACTCCTCGTCGCGACTGCAGAAAGCGCCGAATTCCTCGACGGTGCCACAGAACTCGACTCCACTGTAGCCGAGCACCTTGATTTCGACGGCAGCAGGTTTTCCCCAGTCCGGCTCGGTCATGGTCACGACGTACTCATAGTCCTGGCCCATGTCGGTATTTCCGACCGGGTAAAGGTAGAAGCCGCCGATCGTCTTGGCGCTCGGCGCGAAATATTGCGCAAGGCTTTCGACAGCGTGGCGCAGGCCGTCGTCGTCCAGGCCCAGCGCTTGCCCAAGCTGGGCCTTGAAGTCGGGGATCTCCTGCTGACGGCTCTTGAAGTGCGTGACCAGCTGCGCAGCAAGGCAGCCGGCGCCGTTGGCAGCCTTCGGCCCTTCGTTGCCGCTGTAACCATTGACGATCTCGAATCCGTTCAGGAACTCGAACAATTCCTTGCCGTGGCCACTCGGGTAGCCATCGAACTGGCGGTACAGGTTGATGATGCGATCGCCGTTGGCGATGTTGATGCGGGTGAGGGAGCGGGTGCCCATGTGATTCTCCTTGTGGTTAGCGGATGATGATGGCGCCCGTGCGGGCGTCGGTTTGGGTGACGGTGAAACCTTGGCGCTTCCACGCGCGGATCTGGGCCCGGCGTTGGCGGGCGTTGCCGGAGGCGGTAGCTGGGCTGTATTGATCCTCGTCGTGGATGGCGAGGATCAGCCAGAACCGGCCGGCAAAGTCGCCGGCCGGGCTGTCGTAACAGCGCTGCACATGGATGGCGCGCGCCTCGACGATGACAGGCATGGAAAACGTCTGCCCTTGGCGCTCGATGCGGCGCTCGAGGTCGCTGTAGTCGGCGTCGACGATCGGGGCGCGCGACTCGTAGGGCGCTGCGAATGCCGGGTTGAAGCTGGTGCGGCGGCCGGTGGGCGAGGTCATGGCTTCTCCTTGAGGCCGTCCAGCCAGCGGGCCGCGCGGCGCTCGGCCCGGCGCCGCTTCTTGGCGTCGACTTCGCGATTCCATTCGGCGCGCTCGCGCTGGGCGATCTGTACGGGTGACAGGCGGGTGGTGGTGCTGCTGGTGTAGAACCGGCTGCTGTAGTCGATCTGCTTTCCGGTATTTTCGGTCATCAGCTGTGCAAGTTGTGCAAGTTGTTCGGGTGTCATGGGTTCTCCAGGTCGTGAATGAGCTTGTCGAGCCAGGCAAGGCGGGCAAGTCTGTTGTAGTCGGCACGGCCCTGCGGCCGGAAGCCGCGGTCGTAGAGCCAGTTGTCCAGCGTGTACTCGCCGTCGATACCGGCCTGGATGAAATCGCAAGCCTGGGCGACGACATACCAACCCACCCCTAATTGATTCCCGGCGCAGGAGAGGGCTGGGCAGATGTACTGGCTGTCGCCAGTGTCGATTAGCTCGCGCGCTCCGCGTAGCAGCGGGAGGTGGCCGCGGGTCAGCATGACGCTTCCTCGATGTCAGCGATCATGCGGTCGAGCCAGGCCATGCGGGCCATGGTCATCACGCCACGCTCACGGAGGTAACCGTCGAGGTAGGGCTCGGGCACATCTCCGATGAGCATGCCTGGAAATACCTGCTCAACCAGCCACGTCGACATCAGGTTGCGCGGCGCCAGCTGTTCGTGGATGTGGCGCTTGATATCCCGGCAGAGGTGAATACCGTAGCGATGGCTCAGGTCGTCGATAACAAAGCAGATCGGCCCAGATCTCTCAAGCAGCAGGTCACGGGCGGCCTTGAGGATGGGCAGGTGTTGTTTATTCAGCATGTTCGATCTCCCAGATGAGCTTGTCGAGCCAGGCAAGCCGTGCGAGGCGCATTGTGTCGGGTGAGAGCCTGTACCAATGGATGCCAAGCTGTACGGCAAGCCATGCTTCGAGCGTCGGAGAGCAGGAGTACTTGACGCCGCTCAGCCCCTCATGGATCGTCTTGCTGATCTCCTCGGCCACATACGAGTAGTCGATCCGGCGCCGGGCCGTGTCGATGGCGTTGCAGATGTAAATAAACTCACCGCTGTCGATGAGGGCGCGGGTGGTGTGCAGCAGTGGCAGGTGGTCTTGGGTCAGCTTCATTTCAGCCCCGCCATCGCCTTGAGCTCGGCCTTGATGCGGCGGGCGGCCTCGCCGCGCCAGGTGGTGGCGTTCGACAGGAAGTAGATGACGATGTCACGGGCGTCCTCGGCGCCGTACTTGTCGCCGATGCTGGTGATCTGCGACATGGCTTTCAGGTAGGGCACGGCGCCGAAGTAGGGCTTGGGCCAGGTCTGGCGGATCTCGGTGGCGATTGCTGCAAGGGTGCGGGTAGTCATGTCAGATCTCCATTGTGACAAGGACAGGGTGGGTGGCTTTCTTGAAGGCGACGCGGATGGACTCGCCCGGGAACATCGTGACGACGAGCAGCAGTTCTCCGTGATTCTCGACGTCGATCACCTCGACGACGGTGGCGCCGTCGAGGTTCTGCGTCAGGCGACGCATGATGTTGGGAAGGATTTCGTGGCGGTTGCTGCCGTGGGTGACTTTGACGACAGGCTTCTTACGGCCTGGGCCGTAGTAGGTGGTCTGGATGGGTCTCATGGGTGGGAATTACGGTCGAATGGGTGGAGGTGAATCAGCGAGACAGGGCCAGGATCTCCTTGATGGCGAACTCACGGCGCGCGCGGATTTCTGGTGACACCATGTGCAGGTACTGCGACTCCAGCACGGCCAGCGCCCGGGCCTCTTCCGCCGCAGCTTCGGAATAGCCCTCTTCCAGAACCAGGTCACGAGCATGCGCCAGGGACTTGTCGCGCGCCGCCTCAGCCTCTTCCTTGGACTGGACCCCGTAATGGGCGTACAACTCTTTCAGCGTGGTCGGGTAGGGCTTCGACTCGGGCTCGGGGCTGGGCTCAGGTTTGGGCTCAGGTTTGGGCTCGGCTGCAAGTTTCTCTGGCACGTTTTGCGGCTCGTGCAAGGGTTTCGCCTCAACGTTCATGCTTTGCGCTGTGTGCAAGGCTTTCAGGTCGTCGCGCAGGGTCTGCACCTCGGCCAGCACCTTGTAGATGGCGGCGGACAGCTGGATCAGGTCCTTACTGTGGTCGGCCTGGGTGCGCAGCACGTCGTCGATGGTAGGGCCGTTGGCGCTGACCATGGGCGTACCGCTTGAGCGCTGGCAGGTGCAGGCAAGGCCGGTGCGCAGCGTCGAGGTGCGGACCTTGCGGGTTCGTCCGCACCGGCTGCACTCCACGCGCCAATAGACGTGACCGTGCTTGGCCTCGGTGGCTGCGATGAGGTGCTCGTTGACATAATCACCAACGGTGAATTCGACAGTATTCATGGGAAATCTCCAATAGTTGAGCGGCCAGCATAGCATGTGCCGAGTGCCGCCGGCAATACCGGCAGTTGCCGGGACTTGTCGGCAGTCTCCGGCAAAGCCGGTTAATCCGGTATGCCGAGTGCCGCCGAGTGCCGGTATTTTTCGGTATTGTCGGCAATGGCCGGTATGCCGAGTGCCGCCGAGTGCCGGTATTTTCAGTATTGCCGGTTGATCCGGTATGCCGAGTGCCGCCGACTGCCGGTATTTTTCGGTATTGTCGGCTGTGTGCCGACAATCGGCAGTGTCGGTATGCCGAGTGCCGCCGACTGCCGATTTAACAATTCAGAGCTCCGAAATCATCTTGTCGAGCCACGCCAGGCGCGCAAGTGTGCGTGTGTTGCGGTCGTTGGGGAGGCCGTGAGCGGCGAGATAGCCGCCCAGGGCGACCTGCCCTTCCAGGCCGGCCTGGAACTGCTGAGTGAGCTCGTCGCACAGCCGGGCGACGTTGCGGCGGTGATCTTCCTGGCGAATTTCACCCAGCGCGAGACAGATAAACGTGCGCTCGCCAGCCTCGATACGTCGCTTAACTTCGGTCAAGATCCGTCTTTTGATGGCATCGCTCATAAATAGGTCCCCACAAGTCTGCGGACGGGCATGGGCAGCACGTCGATGAATTGACCAGCTTCGCGGATGGTTGCGTGCAGCGGATTGGCTCCGGTGAACTCGAAAAACGAGCGCTCGCCCACCATCAGACAGCCACCGTGGCAGCCGATCGGGTGCCTTTTCAGGTTGAAACGGTGCAGGTGACGGTTCACTTCCGCGGCCGCAAGCTGGGCCGCCGCGTGGTAGGCGGTGGTCAGCACATTGTCAATTTCAAGGGTTCGCATGTTCGACTTTCAGTCGCTTTAAGCGGGCTTCAAACAGTTGCACGGTCACCTGGGCGCGCTCAAGTGTTAGCTTTGCGTCATGTAAAGCGAACTCGGTGGCGGAAATTTCGCGTTCGCGGACCTGCGCGAGCGTCGGATGGCGGAAAAGTTGGGAAATATATAACATATAAATTCTGTGAATCTGCTTGTTGAGGGTCGTTTTGAGGGACGGTTTTTACAGAATTTGCAGGTAGGCGTACAGTCAGAGAATTGTGTCACAAATTAAGCGTACAGTTTAACCGTTTGCTTAAAAAGTAGGCAGCGGAATTTATAATTCGCGTACAGTAATTTTTGGATAGTTTGATAGGTAATTAAATAACGACACAGGGTAGTCGTAAATTCTTGTACGAACAGACCTCTTCTCTGTGATTCGCAAGGGGGTCTAAAAATATCAAAGACCCCCCCCCCAAACGGGTTTGAAAAAACAGGCCAAATAACCGTACAGTCCAAAAAAAAAAACAAATTTGAATCTGCCTGGTTCCATAAATGAACTAGGTGGTTTGATAGTCACAAAGATTAGAGTTACGTAAGAGTGGTGTCTCATAGTGGCGCACCGCTTGCAAACCTTAGATTCTGTGATAGTATCCGTAACTCATCCCTAACCTGTAATTTTCACACCTGAGAGGAACGGCTCATGAAGGTAATTAATCACAACTCGATCCTTGCGCCAGAGGAAGTTCACAAGCACTTCGTGTTGGAGGGTTCGCGGCTGTACCGCAAACTTGCGTCGGGCGCAGCTGTGCCGATTCGTAGCATGGACGGCAACTATGCAGTAACGTTGTTTAACAACCAACGCTTGCGCGGCGTCGACATCGCGTGGTGCCTGATTCACGGCAACTGGCCTGAGTTTCCGATCGTGCAGATCGGGCAGGACCCTCTGGACTTTTCTGTGCGCAACCTGTTTGCTGCGCGGCTGCGCCGGTATCGCTATGCCGAGAAGCAGCGTGGTGCGTTGTTCTATCACCCCCTGAGCAAGATAGGACACGCGACCTCGAAGGCCTGCCGGGCGCACTGGGAGATGCTCGTGGTTGAGTATTACAGCAAGGACTCGCCATATGTGGCGAAGGTTGAAGCGTACAACCGTGAGATGCGCGAAAAATACCTGCGCGAGACGGCGCCCCTGCGCCAGCCAGACCTGCGGCCGGAGGTGAAACCCTCGCGCCCGCCCGCCAAACCCGGCCGCGAGTGGCACTGGTACAAAAACGAGTGGATTGACATCCCGGTTGCGATCCACGTGGCCGATGACCATCGGCTCAGGATCGAGGCGACACTCGCAGGCTGCACGGAGTTTCGCTTCGATCCTGACCGGCAACAGGTGTTTGCGTACCGGGCGGATGGCTCGCGCTGGACTCCGGCCATGCAATGACGGCCAGGGCGATGATGCCGGCCGCACCCATCGCGGCCTGCATTATGTCAAATTCACTCATCCGCGATATCCCAGATCGATTCGGCATCCCACTCGATCGTGTTGAACATGACGATCAGGTTCGCGACGATCAGGCCCCACACGACGCTGCGCATGGGCAGGCCGTATTCAGCAATGGCGCCAGGCGCCTTGTTGTCGACAGCAATCAACACGAAGATCGTGACCATGGCAAGGCAGAATCTGCAGGTTTTCATTTATCGCTCCCAGTTGAATGTGAGGTTGACACGTGGCGCGGACAGGTCCGGTCGATTGAGTTCGCCGTCACGGCGCGGCGGCAGCGGCAAGCCAGTCGATTCGACCACATGACACCTGCGCAGCTTGCGACGCTTCGGAACGGGCACAAATTCAGGCTCGAACAGGCGGGATCGGGTTTCGATCTCCTCGTGTTGGATGATGCTAGGGTGTGGTTTTGGCAACGTTTTTGCATATTCTGCGAGCGTGCCACGCAGGGCCGTCTTAATCGGCAACGTCAAGATCTTCCTCACGTCAGCCGCCGTATCCGCCGATGCCGCAATCGCCCATGGCGTCCCAAGCGTCCTGCAGCGCGCGCCGTTCTTTACGGCTGATCTGGCGCGCCGGACCGTACCCATAAGCGCGCATCCAAACCTTGCGTTGCGTCCTGTTGCGATTATCCGGGCCGTACAGGTCGACCGGACCGCGCTTGCGCGCCGGGCTGTGTCCCTCTCGTGCATTGCGTGATTTCATGTTTCCCTCCTCAGTAATGCCTGCGCACTGGCCAGTGACCGTATCAACCGTCACGCCAATGCGCAGGGTATTACCGTTGTCCGTATTGCGCGCCGGACACTGGCGCTACCGCTTGCCAAAGCGGTTCCGCTCATCGCGGCCGGGCCTGCTAAACCCGGGTTTCGTTTGCCTACGCGATTGCACCGATCTCATCCGGTTCCGGCTTATCTGGCGCAGATCCGCAACACACCATTCCCGTGTTGCGGCAAGCGCCGTTTTCGCTGGCCATGCCTTTGATGTGGCCGGTATTTATCCGGCAATCTCCAGCATGCGAACCAATTGCCCGTATCCCGGCGCACTGCGTCGCGTCGTACGGGTTTTCGCTGCAATCGCGCCAGCCACCGTAGGACGGCGACTGTGCGTTTTCTACTGACGGCGCCGACAACTGCGCGATTCGGTATAGGGCGAAGCGAACCGAACGACGCGCCGAACAGACGACGCGAAAGGACGGCCGCGACGAATTCACGATTCGCGGAACATGTGGGCGCACATTGTTAAAGGACTGGAGACCGAAGCGGCGCCGCGACGCGAGCCAAACAGGCAAGCGAAGCGGACGGCACGACGGCGCGCACGTGAGCCCTGTAGCGTTGTGTACAGGCGTGCGCATGGAAACGCTGTCTGGTGCGGCGCACGCGCCGCACTAGACAGCGCCCATGACGGGCGCTAGGGTTCAGGCAGTGACGGGCTCTGGAGTGCTAGCAGCAGCGATGGCGATATCGGTATCGCGGATCGACAGCGCGACGCGCAGCGCCATCTCCAGGTCATGCGACAACAAGCCACCCTTGAGCATGTCGATAACGGTTTCGACCATGGCATCCGGCGCCGTGGCGCGTTCCACACGTGCCGACACTTCAGCGTCAAGCGCCTTGCGCGCATCACGTTCCGCGTCGCGCGCCAGCTTGACAGCTTCCGCCTCTTTCTCGGCTTTCTTGGCTTCCCGTGCGGCGGCGGCGGACGCGCGCTCCTCGTCGGTCTTTTGCGGCATCATCATGATCGACGTGAAAACGGACGTGAAAGAGTCAGCGTAGTCTTGCGCCAGCGGATCAAGGATCACGCGCCGTGCGTCCGCGTTCGCCTTGCCTTGCGGCAAGTCTTTTTGCATGTCGGACGGGATGCCGCACTGGCGTAGCGCTTCAGCCACGGCAAAGTAGGTGCGCTGGAAATGTTTCGCGGCGGTGTTCATCGCCTTGATGCCGAACAGTGCGCGGATAGTCTTGCTCGCGTCCGTGCTGGTGCCGTACATGGATGCGTCAGCGTCCAGCTTGGCGAACTGGGTTTTGTTGCCGGCCTCCATAATGGAGTAGGCAGCGCTGTAGACGGTGCACGCGATGACGTCGTACTGCGATTCGGCGTCACCAGCCAATGCGCGGAACAGATCCGACATGGCGATGTTACGGGATTGAACGGTTTTCATGAGTGATGTCCTATGCGGGTTGAACTACGATCGAAAGGCGCCTAGCGCCGCGTCACTGTGTGAGCTGACGTAAGAATGGTAACAAAACTGTGAGCCTAGCGGTAATTGTATTTTTTAATTGGGTAGATAGTTTTTATCTATTGGCCTGATAGGTGAGGGAATTGGTCAGACCAATTAGTGTGAATTGGTCTGACCAATCGACATTGTTGCTTTAGAGAAATGCCCCTAGAACGCGTCAGAACTGCGTAGGTTGAACGCGGTTTTGGGATGGGTGTTGGCATGGTCGGGTGCGCTGACGGCGTGTGGCGCATCCTGGTGCGAACTGACGGGGATACTTTCTGGCAACATCGCAGGCCGGCGCGCGCTCCTGGGTGCCCAAAAATTTCCGTCAAATTTTTAAACTTTTCGCCAATTTTCCAAAAATTTCTCAAAATTTTCCAATTTTTCTGAAATTTTCGTCAATTTTTGGCCGAAATTGACGCTGGAACAGAAGTTGCTAGGCAAAAAGAATGCTTCATGGCATACTTTTTGCCATGCTAAGCGAACGCCTAAAACCCTACATCGACCGCATCGTCAAGCGCGAGATCACCAACCGTGAGCTCGCCGACCTGCTCGGCACCCACGAGACCTATATCTGTCGCGTGCTCAAGCGCATGAAGGTCGTACGCGACCCGATTCCCGTCAAGCCCAGCACGAAGGAACTCAACGCCGCGCGCGCCGACCACCGGCGCCACGTCGCCGCCACCATGTCGGTCAAGGACGCTGCCGCGGCCGCCGGCTGCAGCGAGCGCACCATCTACCGCATCCGGAGCAAAGCATGAGCACGCCGCGCAGCCCCAACAACGGCAGCATGTGCGTGCTGCTCATCGGCAGCACCCTTGCCATCCTCGTGCTGGCCTGGCTGCTGGCCAACCTCGCTTTCGCCTTGAGCGAGATCTGGTCGATCCTCCAAGGAGCCTGGTGATGGCGATCAAAGACTACTCGATGAAGCCCAAGGCGGCCGAGCTTGCGGATCCGCTTGAGGGCCTGGACGACGAGCAGCTGCTGGCCCTGCGCCATCGGCTCGACAAGAAGCTCAACCTCGACCTGACCAAGCTGAACCTGGCTGACGAGCTGGGTTCTCAGTATCGCGCGGGCACGCTCCTGCTCTCGTCGGTGCAGGAGGACAAGGACGTGCCGGCGAACCAGCGCGCGCAGGTATTCAACTCGGTGTCGGCGATGCTGGAAAAGATCGTCAAGCAGCAGAAGATCGTCTATAGCGCGGAGCGCCTGAAACGTTTCGAGTCGGCGTTCATCAAGGTGCTGGAAGAGCTGCCGCTGGACCTGAAACGCAAATTCTTCGATATGTACGGTGAATTTTTGCAGGAAGAGAAACCCGCCGAGGAGGCTGCCGAATGAGCCACGTCATCACCATCGCTTCATACATCATCGTGGCCACCGGCACGCTGCTGGTGGCTGCAGCGCTACTTGCACTGGCCGGCCTGCTGGCCTGGATCGCCGGCACCATCCTGTGGCAGCGCATGCGCCGCATCTATCGCCTGGCCACGATCTGGCACTACCTGGGGCAGCTGGAGAAGACCGGCCGCTACCACTTCCCGCCGCCGGACGAGGACAACCCATGAGAATCGAATCTGGCAAGCATCCGGCCGCCGCGCACATCACCGACGTGCTGGTCAGCGGCGTGCCGCTGATGCGCGGCACCTGCGTCTGGGTCGACCTGGAGCGCGGCGAAGCCTGCATCTACCTCACCGACGGCAACGGCGCACCACTCGTCGATGGCGGCCAGTGGGTCGAGAAGATCATCACTGGCGCCATCAGCGTCCGGATTCCTGACGAGCACCGGCACCTGCTGCGCTGGGGCCAGATGGCGGTGTACGCATGAGCCACGCCGATCCCGCACTCACCGAACACCTGCGGCGCCTCGAGCAGGCGCTGTTCAACAGCTACGACCTGGGCGATGTCGTGCGCTACCTCGAGGACAAAACCTACCTCAAGGGCGACCGATTCTCGTTCGTCGATCACGAATTCCAGAAGGACATCCTGTCCGACACCAGCAAGACGCTGTACGTGCAGAAGTGCGCCCAGGTCGGCATGTCGGAATGTATGGCGCGCTACGCGCTGGCAGTGAGCCGCGTGATGCCCTACTTCTCGGTCATCATGACGCTGCCGTTCGCCAACGACGCGACCAACTTCACCAAGACGCGCCTGGACCCCATCATCGACGAGTCGCCCGACCTGCGCGATTCGGTCGACAAGGACCTGGACAACGCGGCGATCAAGTCGATCGGCACCAGCTTGCTCTACATGCGCGGCTGCTCGGGCACGACCACCGCGCTGTCGGTGCCGGCCGACATGCTGATCCACGACGAGGTTGACCGTTCCGATCCGGACACGCTGGCCCAGTTCCAGTCGCGCATCAAGCACAGCAAATGGAAGCTGACGCGCCGCTTCGGTACGCCGACGACCGAAGGCCGCGGCATCGCGCTCGAGATGAAGACGGCGCGGCGCATGCGCCGTGCTTGCACGTGCTGCCACTGCGGCCACCAGTTCGTGCCGAACTTTCACACCGACGTCAAGATCCCGGACTACTTCGGCGAGTTCAAGGACATCAACAAGCACAATATCGACACGCTGCGTTGGAAAGAAGCGCGCCTGCACTGCCCCAGCTGCGACGGCGAGCCGGACCTGTCGCCCGAGCATCGCGAGTGGATCTGCGAGAACCCGGGCGACAACTACGAGGCGATCGGCTATTACGTCACGCCGTTCGAGGTGCCCAACGTCGTCACGATCCCGTCGCTGATCCTGGAGATCACGAAGTACAAGACGTGGGCTGAATTCGTCAACCAGGCGCTGGGCGAGACGGCCGACGCCGGCAGCGCGCAGCTGACCGAAGCCGACGTCGAGTCCTGCCGTGCTACCTTCCCGCTGCGCTCCAACGAACTGCACGCCATGGGCATCGACGTGGGCCAGACCTGCCACATCGCGGTCGGCCGGCGCACCCTCGACGGCAAGCTGCTGGTCGTCTACCGCGAGCAGTGCCCACTTGCCAAGCTGGCCGAGAGAAAGCGCCAACTTGCGGTGCTGTGGCGCGTGCTCATCACTGTGGTCGACGCCTTTCCGGAGACGAACCTGGTGCACCAGATGCAGCGCCAGGACAAGAACCTGTATGGCGGCGTCTACTCGATCAACGTCAAGCTGGCGACGTACCAGATCGTGATGGTCGACGAGAGCAAGGCCGATGGCAAGCTGCCGATCAACCAGGCGCAGATCCACCGCGACGTCAATTTCGACGAGGTGATGGCGCTGTACAAGTCGGGCAACCTGCTGTGGGAGCCGATGGGTGACCACACGGACAGGCTGTGGACGCTGCACATGCTGGACATGAAGCGGGTGCAGGACTTCGACAAGCACCAGGAGATTTTCTACACCTGGAAGAAGTCGAAGGACGGCAACGACCACTTCATGCACACGCTGGGCTACCTGCACGTGGCGTCGCAGCTGATGTCGACGGCGTCGCGCGATATTCCGTTCGTCGGCATCCCGCTCTTCTCGACGTTCCGGGTGCGGCATTGACATCTGGAAATTGTTTGCTATCATGGCGGCTCCACCCACAGGAGCTACCATGAATGCCCGTTTTGGACAAAATATCGAAGGTTGTGTCGGCGTTGCCAGTCAACCTCGCACACCGCAAATTCCCGCCGCCATGCAGGAACTCGACCAGACCCTTTCGTACCTGATCGAGAGCATCGCGCAGTTGGCGCAGCGCCTCGTACCTGTCACCCAGCCGACGCCCGCATCAGGCAACAGCGGGAAGACCGCCGGCGGCCAGGTCGATCTGGCTGAAGCGATTAACAGACAGAGCGAGCGGGTCCGCGCCCTGAAGGAGCAGATCGACGGCTTGCTTTCCGGACTGGAACTCTGATAAGCTGCGACCAGCGCGTGGGGCGTCAGAGGCAGGCATCGGCCTGCGGCTGCGGCCGCGTCCCACAAGCTGCCACCGGGTGCCGACGTCCGGAGGCAAGGGTCGGGAGTTCCCGGCCGAGACGAAGCCCGCACAGCGGGCTTTTTCTTTGGCGCAAAATTCTTGCGGGCAACGCAATTTCCGTGCCATACTCGCGGCATCATGCTCGATGCCGCCTGGAAATTCCTTGCCAAAACTGCCACCGCCGTGAAAAACGGCGCGAAGCAGGCGCTCGTCCCTGTGACTGGCCAGCCCGACATGCCGACGGTGTTGACGCCGAAGGTTGCAAATAAGCAACAGACGCAGCCGAGCTATGTGCCGAACACGACCTTCGTGTCGGCGCCGCTGCTCAAGAGCGACAGCCGCGCGGCAACCGCCGATATCAGCGCAGTGGCGCGCCAGGCCGCGTCGACGCCGGCGACGATCCGCGCGCTGGCGCGCCTGACGCCGGACCTGTCCGCCGCGGTGAGTGCGTACCTGCGCGTGGGCATCCCGGAAAATTACAAGGTCGTCGCGCGCAACATCGACGGTACGTTCAACCGCGACGCCACCGCCCTGGCTGCTAACATCCTGCGCCAGTTCGACCTGATGCCGGACTATGCGTCCGGCTTCTCCCAGGTGGCCAATATCCGCTCGCTGTCCGAAGCCTTGGGCAAGGAGCTCATCATCGAAGGCGCCGCCGCGATGGAGCTCGTGCTGGACAAGAATCGGATGCCGTACAAGTTCCAGCCGGTGTCGGCCTCGCAGATCATCTTCCGCGAGGACAAGGACACCCAGCACATCTTCCCGCAGCAGCTGATCGCAGGTACCTACATCGACCTGGACCAGCCGACCTTCTTTTACACCTCGCTCGACCAGGACCTGCTGACCGCATACCCGATCAGCCCGCTGGAAGGCGCGGTGCAGCCGGTGCTGGCGTCGGCTGACTTCGTGTCCGACATGCGCCGCATCTGCAAGCGCCACGTGTTCCCGCGCTACGACGTCGAGATCGACGAGCAGAAGCTGCGCGACCGCATGCCGCCGGAGACGCTGAACGACACGCAGAAGGCGAACGAGTTCCTGAATGCGACGATCTCGTCGATCCAGAGCGTCATCAATACGATGAACCCGGAAGACGCGATCGTCCACTTCGACTTCTTCACCGTCCAGGCGGTGAAGATGGACAGTTCGAACAGCGCGAACGAGTTCGAGACCGTCAAGAACATCTACGACGAGAAGGTGTCGACCGGCGCCAAGGTGATGCCGTCGATCCTGGGTCACGGCTCGGGCTCGCAAAACGTGGCGAGCACCGAGACCATGATCTTCATGCTCAGCGCCAACGGCATGGTGCGCCTCAAGCTGCAGGAGATCTTCTCCAAGGCGATGACGCTGGCCGTCCGCCTGTTCGGCATGGACGTCACCGTCGAGTTCAAGTACGACTCGATCAACCTGCGTCCGGACAGCGAGCTCGAGTCGTTCCGCGCGATGAAGCAGGCCCGCATCCTCGAGCTGCTCAGCCTTGGGCTGATGACCGACGACGAAGCGTCGCTCGAGCTGACGGGCGAACTGACCCCGGTCGGGTTCAAGCCGCTGTCGGGCACCGGCTTCTTCACGCCGATCACGGGCCCGGGCGAGCGCGGCAATCCTGCCGCCGGCGGCGCCGGCGATGGCTCGTCGAGTGACCCGACCAACCCGAACAAAAAAGCGTCGCCGCTGGGCAACAAGCAGGGCGCCGCGCAGCAGGGGCAGAAATCCGACGCGCCCAGCAAACCAAAAGGACCGCAAAAATGAGCCACATTCTCTGGGCCGGCTCCGAGGAGAGCTATGAGGTAGTGCTGCGCGCGCAGGCCAGCGTGCAGGCCATGGCCCGCCAGATCCTGGCCGGCGAGGCTGAGCAGCCCGACACGCCGAAGGCGTGGCAGAAGCAGGGCAACCTTGCGATCGTGCCCATCTCCGGCTCGCTCATCATGGGCAAGGCTGGTTGGATGGCTTTCTTCGGCTGCTCCGGCTACGAGGACATCGAGTCCGCGCTGACCGAGGCCGCGCTGGATCCGGACGTCAAGTCGATCCTGATGCTGGTGAAATCCGGCGGCGGCGCCGCGCAGGGCGCGCAGCCGCTGGCCGATTACATCAGCCAGGTCAAGAAGATCAAGCCGATCTCCTCGCACATCGCCACGACCGGCGCGTCCGCCGCGTACTGGGCCGCCAGCGCGGCGGACGGCATCACGATCGACCCGATGGCCATCGCCGGTTCGATCGGCGCCGTGATGATCCACACCTCGATCGCGCGCCAACTTGCCGACGCCGGCGTGGACAAGACCGTGATCCGCTCGGGCGAATTCAAGATGCTGGGCAATCCGTACGAGCCGCTATCGGACGCCGCCAAGGCTGAGATGCAGGCCCAGGTGAACGACGTCAACGCAATGTTCGAAGCCCATGTGGCAAAGATGCGCGGCGTTTCGACCGACGAGGTCAGCGCACGCATGGGCCAGGGCAAGACCTTCCTCGGCAAGCGCGCGGTGACCGCGGGCCTGGTCGATAAGGTGCAGACGCTCGATCAAGCTGTTGCCGCAGCGAAAAATCGTTGACACAGCAAAAATCGTGCCCAATAATTGCCACTGTTCAAAAGGATGCTCAAATGAAACTCAATAAAGCCCAGCTTGCTGCCCTGGCCGCAGGCGCAACCGAAGCAGAAATCGCGGCACTCGCCACGGTGGCCGATCCGGCCGATGCAGCTGCTGGCGCTGGTACGACCGCAGCCGCCGGCACGACTGACGTCGCTGATGCGGGTACGACCACGACCGATACGACCACGGCCGGCACGACCGCGAGCGGCACCACCGAAGCCGCGGACACCACGACGGCTACGACCGCCATCGCCGCCGCTGTCGCCGCCGCCGCGCCGGCCGTCACCGATCAGACCGCAATCGTCGATCACCTGAAGGCTGAGCTGGTCGCCAAGGACACCGCACTGATCGCGGCCAAGGTGGAAGCCGAGACCTTCAAGGCTCAGGCAGCCGCCGTCGACGGCCTGGTCACCACCCTGCGCGCCGCGCTGGGCGAAAAGCTGGTGGCGCTGGGCGCCTCGGCTGACGTCGCCGCCGGCTACAGCGCCGCGAATATCGTTGCGGAGTACGCCCGCATCGACGCCGTTTTCAAGAAGCAGTTCCGTGTCGGTGGTGTCGCCGCCGTCGCGTCGCCGGAAGAAAAGGACGCCAAACCTGCCATCGACCCGATGCTGGCTGAGGCGCTGAAACACTCTCTCATCAAGTAATAGGGGATCACCATGTCCAAAGCACATTACATCGTACCGACGGGTGCTACCCCCGACGTCATGACCGTCCGCCTCGGCTCTGCCATCGCGGTCGGCGGCGTCCCGGGCACCGGCGGCTCCATGACGCCCGGCGTCGACGACGGCAAGCTGGTCAAGCTGGTCGGTGAATCGCAGTATGACGTGTGCGCCAATGGCGACATGATCGAAGGCTGCATCACCTCGGTCGAGCAGGCCACCGCCGGCGGCTGGACCATCGGCGGCATCATCGAGGAAGAAGAGCTCTTCGTTACCGCGAACGGCCTGCAGGCCACGCCGGGCACCGGCAACCTTGCGGTCGGCGACTACGTCGTGGCTGGCGCCCAGGAAGCCAAGGGCACCAAGATGGTCAACACCTTCCCGCTCGTGGTCAAGTCGACCGTCCAGCTGGGCACCACCCCGGCAGATCTGACCGCCGCCGGCGTCCAGTCGAAGCTGGCCCTTTTCGCCTGGCGCGTTGTGTCGCTGGGTACCGCAGGTACCGGCGCCCCCGGCACCACCATCGTCATTTCTCGCGTCGGGAGCTAATCAATCATGGCATTCATCATCGACTCCAAGGGTGGCCAGCACGAAGTCAAGCTGGACGCATCCATCTATATCGAGGCAAAGGACCAGAAGAAGTCGGTCCCGCAGCTGCTGAACTCGAAGTACAAGGACATCGACCCCTCCAAGGGCTCGGCGTTCGCCCAGCTGTGCGCTTCGGAAGGCATCATCACCGCGCCCAAGGAGAACCCCTTCGGCCTGCGCGCGCCGACCATCGCCGAGATCCTCGACGGTACCAGCGGCTTCCAGTCGGCTGTGACCAACACCGAGCAGCGCGGTACGCCGTTCGGCACCCAGTCGCGCACCCTGTTCCCGGCCGCGCTGATCGCATATGTCGAAGCCCAGGTGGCCGTCGACCGCAAGTCCGACACCGTCATGTTCGAAGACATGGTGGCGCAGAAGTTGTCGATCGGCGGCGACGTGTTCGAACAGCCGATCATCAACTACAACAACGGCAACGGTCCGCAGCAGGCCAAGCACCAGCGCATCGCGCAGATGGCTGATACGCCGACGATGCTGGCGATCACCACCAGCGACAAGTTCCGTCGTCTGCCGACCTACGGTATGGGCATCGAGATGTCGGCCCAGGCCGCCAAGGCTTCGACCATCGACACCTTGGCCTTCACGGTCAAGCGCTACCTGGAAGTCGAGAAAGACCAGCGCATCTACAACTACCTGTCGAGCCTGTGGACCGGCGACAACGACATGGTGACGGGTTCCATCCCGGTCGTGACCGCTTCGACGCTGGACGCAGCTGCCACCGGCGGCGTGATGACGCACAAGGCCTGGATGAAGTTCCTGGCGCGCAACCGCAAGAAGCGTCGCATCACCCACATCATCGGCGACATCGACGCCTACCTGGCGTACGAATCGCGTACCGGCCGTCCGGGCCTGTCGGCTTACGATCCGCGCCTGTCGACCATCGACGCGCAGGTCGCGCTGCAGAACTCGAACTTCGCCCAGGACGTGAAGTTCTTCCTGGTCGAGAAGGCTGTGGACGGCGGCCCGGTGCCGGCAAACACCATCTGGGCAGTCGACGCTTCGCAGGCGATCACGATGGTGACCAACACCGAAGCCGAATACACCGCGGTCGAAAGCTTCGTCTCGCGCCGCAGCGAGAAGATGGTCATGCACTGGTCGGCTGAAGTGTTCCGCTTCTTCGGCGATTCGGAGCTCAGCCCGTTCGACGCGCTGTACTTCGGCTAATCCAGCCGACCCCGTAAAACGGCCCTTCGGGGCCGTTTTTATTGATAGCAAACCTCGTTGCCACCTGACAGTTTCCGTGGCACAATCCCTTGCACTCACCACTCAGGAGAATTTATGAACATCGCAGACAAGAACGGCACCTGGTTGCAGAACGAGGGCCAGTACGCCATGGTCGACCCGATCTCCGGCACTCGCTTCGAACCGGGCGAGCCGATCAAGGCGACCCACACCCAGTGGGTCAAGGATCAGCCGACCATCAAGCGCTGCGGCGATCCGACGTCGGACCTGTCCGAGAAGGATGCGATCCGCCTGGCAGCTCAGAACGAGGCCGACGAGCGTGCACGCCAGGAAGCGCTGGCCGCGGCCGAAGCCGCCCAGGCCGCCGCGCGCGGCGAGCAACCTGCTGGCGAGGTGCAGGCATGAGCACCACCATGCGCGCAAAGCTGCAAATCAACCGCATCGAGCAGTTCGCCACCTGCGAAACCTTGCACTTCAACGCGGTCTGCGCCAAGTCGTACCCGACGGACGGCAGCGACGAGGACAACACCTTCGCCAAATTCTCTCCCTCGGCGACCCTGCAGATCCAGATCACCAATCCGGCGCTGCTGGGTCAGTTCAAGGTCGGCGAGAAATACTACGTCGATTTCACGCCGGCCGAGTGATCCAGGCCGCGCCACAGAAAGCCCGCCCACGAGGCGGGCTTTTCTTTGCCAGAAGCAATTTCTGTGCCACAATATCTCCATCCAAGGAGAAACTATGGCCAATCTCGTCACCACCGACAGCGTGCGCGCCGTGCTGGGCGTCTCTGCCCAGGAACTGCCCGACAGCGTCCTGACCAACTCGATCTATTCGGTGCGCCTGAGCGAGGATCTGCGCGATCTGAATTCGCAAATGGTCTCCGATTTCATCACGATCTCGGCGCTCGCCAGCCCGACGCCAGACCAGACGCGCTTCATCGACCTGCTGCAGACGTACGCTGCGTACAACGTGGCACGCCAGTGCCTGGTCTCCCTGCCGATGTTCGCGCCCCTCACGATCAAGGACGAGAAGGCCGAGCTCACGCGCAACGTCAACTCGTATGCGCAGCTCAAGACGGACGTGGGCGAGGTGCTGTCGATCATGCGCACGCGGTTGCTGACGGCGTACACGGCAGTGAATTCGTCCGCGCTGGCACCGACCGTGACCGACCGCGTGTTCGGCCTTGCAGTCGGCCTTGGTACCGATCCGGTCACGGGATCCTGATCATGGAATTTTCCGCCGTCGCCTCGTACTTCAACAACGATCCGGTGTACGACGCGTACACGGGCGCCTACCTGTTCAACTGCCATTCGAAGGCGAACACGGACCAGACGTCGGCCGGCGCCACAATTCGCCGGCGATCGATGACGACGACCGTCGATGTGACCGCGCCGGCGCGCGGCGTGATCACGCTGCTGGGCGAACCCTGGCTTGTGGGTAACAGCACGGTTGACAGCTTCCAGGGTGTGGAGGTGCGGCGTGTCTGGGACATCAAGCGCGGCACCAGCGCGCTGGAAATGCTCACGCCGGCCCAGGCTTGCGCGGATGCCGAGGGCGTTGGGCTGTATGCCCAGAAGGAGCTGTACAAGGATTCCGGCAACCCGAAAGCGTACAGCGACTGGGATCCGTTGTGGAGCATCTCCGTGGCGCGCGCGGAGGCTGATGGCGCGCGCGGCAAGTTCCTGCGCGAGGGCACCAAACTCTATCGGATCCGCGGCACCTACGCCGAGATCAATGGCCTGGCCGTGCTGGAAGCCGACGAGCTCGACGCCGACGCGCGCCAGGACGCAACGTTCATCACGACCGGCCGGCTCGACCTGCAGACCGACAAACTGGAGGTGATCTCAAACACCTTGCCGGTGGTGCAGGCTGATTCGCTCAAGTTCTACCGTTATCGCGTCCAGGCCGAGGCCGACAACCAGCCGGGCGACCGCGTGGTGTTCGTTGCGGCCGCCAGCATCGCACCGGTCCCCAACAGCGAGCTGACGATGATGGGCATGCGCTGGCGCGTGCTGACCACGATCGTGGAGCAGGATGCGCGTGTCCTGCGCGTGAGGCCAGTGTGATCGCGGTGCGCGCGGATACGATCCGCCTGAACCTGCAGAAGCTCAAGGCCGTGCGCAAGAAGATCGCTGATACGGCCGACGGGCGCTTTCGCCAAAAGCTGTACTACCTGTACGAGCGGCTGGTGATCGTGTCGCCGCAATACTCGGGCGATTTCACCAGCAACTGGAACATCGTCGTCGACGGCAACATGCCGGTCTACAAGCCGTGGCCCGGGAAGTTCGATCTGCCGATGCGCGCGCATACGCACGACAACGGCACGACAGCCTACGCCGCGCAGCCGCACCAGGCCGGCGATCCGGAGGCGGTCAATTCCGCGAAGGCGCGCGGCGCGGCGCAGCTCCGCGGCGTGACGATGAAGAGCCGTGTGCACTTCGTCAACGCGACCGAGCTGCGCGTCGACGAGACCGGCCACCTGATGGAGGGGCCGGACGGCGTCGAGCGCCTGCGGCCGGAGAACGTTATCCCGACCGGCACCAGCCTTGAGGTCTACGTCAAGACGCTGGCCCAGAACATCAAACCCAAACCACTGCCGGAGGCCGAATGAGCGTCACCATGAACCAGAGCCAGGCGCGCGCCGCGATCATGGCCATCGTCGATCAGATCGTGATCGATCACACCGACTATCCGCTGGTGGTCGAAACCACCAACCGTGCCGTGGTCAACCTTGCCACCCAGGCCGACCCGTTCCTGCAGATCAGCGTCCAGCACCTGCACGGCGAGCAGGCCGAACTTGGGTTCAATCCGAACATCCGGAACGACGGCCAGATCCTCATCTCCGCGGTGGTCAAGGAGGGCGCCGGTGTGGCCGATGCCGAGGCGCTGCTCGACTTCGTGCTGCCCTATTTCAGCACCCAGGCGTTCGGTGTGCTGCAGTGCGAGGCGGCAGCGCGCGTGCGCGGCCGGTCCCACCTTGGGCTGTGGTATCAGCCGGCGATCGTGCCCTTTTACTATTTCAGCCCGGCACGCTAAATAAACGGCAAACAATTTACACGTGGCAATACTTCTTTGTTAGACTCCGAGAAAATTTCCTCGGAGAATTGTCATGCCCAACTTCGCAGCAGCCAATCGCGTTCAGCTGGCTTACGTGCCCGAATCCGTTTTCGGCACCATCCCGACCACCGGCAACCCGTATGCTCTGCGCACCACGGGCGAATCCCTGGCGTTCAACCTGACCAAGGAGAACGACAAGGAGATCAATCCGACGGCCCAGCTGACCTCCTCGACCACGACCGGTGCCCAGGCCGATGGCGACATCAAGGTGCACGTCCAGTACGCGGAATATGACCGCCTGCTGGCCGGCGTGATGCGCTCGAGCTGGAGCGCCTACGGCACCAACGGCGTCGGCACCACGTTCTCGGCTTCCGTCACGGCCGGTACGCTGGGCACGGTCGCTTCGGTGATCACCGCCGGCGCCGCGCCGACCGGTGCGAACGCATTCACGACCCTGAAGCCGGGCCAGTGGTTCCGCGTCAACATGCCGGGCGACCCCAACGACGGCAAGCTGGTGCGCAACTCGACCTCGGTTGCCGCTACCTCGACGACCATCACACTGGACGTCAACACGCCGCTGGCTGCCTCGACCTCGGTCGCCGGTAGCTCGATCGCGACCTCGCGCCTGACCAACGGTGTCACGCTGCAGCCGTTCACGATCGAGAAGCAGATGCTGGACGTGGGCCAATACCACACCTTCCGCGGCATGAATGCGTCGAAATTCTCGACCACGTTCGCCTCGAAGTCGCTGACCGAAGCCACGTTCACTTTCCTTGGCAAGGACATGCTGGCCAACACGTCGACCCAGCTGACGGGCACCGTGGCCGCTTCGAACACGTACGACATCCAGAACGGCGTGCGCGGCCTGGGCCAGCTGTGGGAAGGCGGCGCGCCGCTGACCTCGACCTCGATCAAGTCGGTGTCGATGGACATCGACAGCGGCTTGCGCGCGCAGGACGCGGCCGGTACGCTGGGCCTGGTGGGCGTCGGCATTGGCACCTTCAAGGTGACCGGCAAGCTGACGGTCTACTTCGCGACCGGCGCGCTGTACGCCAAGTTCCTGGCCGACACGTACACCTCGTTCGTGATCGCGACCCAGGACACGGCCGGCAACGGCTACGTCATCACCGCGCCGAAGGTCATGCTGACCAGCGGTAAAGTGTTGGCCGGCGGCCAGGATACGGATATTATGGCCGAGTTCGATTACACGGCGTACGCGGACAAGACGAACGCTGTCGCTGCCCTGCAGCAGACGCTGTTCATCGATCGCGTGGGTGCCGCAGTGGCGCCGTAACAGTTCTCAGGGGTGGGAAGTGGGTGTGGGCGCGGCTTCGGCCGCGCCCTTTTTATTTCCTGCGGGATCTTGACAGGTGGCAAGTGTTTCTCCAAACTGACACCTCCCAAACCCACCAGGAAATTTGAACATGGATATCTTTGCACAGTACGCGACCGACCCGAAAGCCGAGCTGGAGGGCCGTGAAGTTTCGTGGGGCGGTGGCATCACCTTCCTGATCGCGCGCGCCCACAACCCGAAATACACGCGCATGCTGGCACAGCAGTTCGAAGCGCACAAACATACCCTCGAGCAGAAAGACAGCGACGAGCAGCTGGCCACGGCCGAAGACCGTTCGAACAAGATCATGGCTTACGTCATGGCCCGTTCGATCCTGCTGGGCTGGACCGGTCCGGTCGAGTACCAGGGCCAACCGCTGCCGTACAGCGTCGCGAATGCCGAGAAGCTGCTGCTGATCAAGGACTTCCAGGTCGAGGTGACCAAGAAGGCGAACGACTTCCGCAACTTCCGCGTGAAGGCCGAGGAGGCGGACGAAAAAAACTCGCCGACTACCTCCGCTGGGACCTGACCTGGGGCCCGCAGCTGGATTACCTGCTCCAGCTGCAGGAAGACCTGGGGCATCCGCCCCAGGCGCTGGCTGAGCGGCCGGTGCTGGATTACCGCCAGTACCACTACTACACGGCATACCAGACTCTCTCTCGAAGCCGTAACGTGAGCATGGCAGGTCCGCTGCCCATACCGATGTCCGAGATCTTGTCGTACTGCTTGATGTTCCAAATAGACAACCTGACAGAACGAGAGCGTATCCTCAGATTCGTGAACCGGCTTGACAGCACCTACCTTGAGCACGTGGCCGCTCAACAGGCGAAAAAGTAGTACCTGGCAGAAAACTTGCTTCATGGAAGCCCCCGTTAGATAATGGCAATCTAACGGGGGCTTTGCTTATGAGCGACAATATTGATATTCCAGTCACAGCCAGTGGCGATGACGACGTCAACAGGGTAACGTCGGCGGTCGATCGCCTGACGGCGGCCATGGAGCGGCTCGGCAGCAACTCGGCCCTCGACCGGCTGGCCGAGCAGATGCAGCTCATGCAGGCCACCATGGTGACTGGCTTCGCCAATCTGGCCGCGACGTCGGACAAGATGCTGCAGGCCCTGGCCGGGCGCCAGGTGGCGGCCATTGAGGCCGGCGCCGAGAAAGCAACAGCCGCGATCGAGGCGGCCGGCCTGCGCATGAAGGCGGCCGACGCACGCACGTGGGAACAGTTTGGGCGCGGCTCGGCAGCCAACGTCACAGCGGCGTTTTACCAACTTGCCAAGGATATTCCGGTTGAGGCTGTCGAGGCACGATTCGGCCAGATGGCCACGTCGATGGCACAAGGTCTCGACGGCCAGCTGGCCAAGCTGCGCCAGTTCCAGGAGAACGCCAAGTCCCTGTATCTGACCGACTACAAGCCGATGGCCGGCGCGACGAAGGCCGACAACATCATCGACCTGGCGAAGGAAGAGGAACTCGCCGTGCGCTGGGAACGCATGCTGGAAGAGCAGCGCGATAAAGTGCTGGCCGGGGAAGCCCTCTTTGACGCGACGGTTGCGAAGATGGGCGCTGAGCGCGTCGCGCAGCGCGCGCTCGACCTGGCGCGCGAGGAGGAAATCGCGGTGCGCTGGGAGCGCATGCTGGAAGAGCAGCGTGACAAGGTATTGGCCGGAGAGGCGCTGTTTAACGCGACGGTCGCCAAGCTGGACGCTGAGCGGGTCGGGCAGCGCGCGCTGGACGCCGCACGCGAGGAAGAAATCGCCGCGCGCTGGGAAACCATGCTGCAGGCTCAGCGCGACAAGGAGCTGGAAGGCGAGGCCGTGTTCAACCGCGCTGTGGCCAAGCTGCAGGCTGATCGACTTGCCGCCGCCGAAGCGGCCGCCGAGCGCCAGCGCACCCTGAACACGAACTACCTGACAGCCAGCCCGGCCGCGCAGGTGCGTACGGCCACGCAAGCCCAGACTTATGCACAGCTGGGCGGCGACGCCGCGGCGCGCTACGGCAGCGCAGCGGCCGGCGCCGACGCGCTTGCCGCCGCCGAAGCACGTCTCGCCACCAGCTCGCGCGGTGCGGCCGCCGCGCAGCTGGAAATGGATGGCGTGCTGCGCCAGGTCGAAGGTGCTTTCCGCGGCGCCGCGCACGAAGCTGGCATTTACGGCCTGCACCATGGCCAGCTGATCGCACTGCTCGCCGGCGGCGCCGTCGCGGCCGGGCTGCACCACATCGCTGAGACCGGGGCCGAGGTGGAATTCCAGCTGGCATCGCTCAACGCGCTGGCCGGCTCCATGACGAAAGTCGACCTGAACCAGTTCGTCGCTATCACCTCCGGCACGATGACCAGCCTGACGGACGCGGCCGAAGGCGTGCATGCGCTGGCCCAGGCTGGCCTGGACCAGAAGGCTGCCTATGCCGCGCTGCCAGACGTCATGCGGCTTGCGTCGCTGGGCGAGATGACGGTGGCGCAATCGGCCGAGATGGCCGTCGAGTCGATGCACGCCTTCGGCAAGAGCATCACGGACCTCGGCGCCATCGGCGACATCCTGGTCGCGGTCGGGTCGAAGGCGAACGTGTCTGTGCACACCCTTGCCGAGGACATGAAGAGCGCGGCCGTCACCGGCGCCATGTTCAACCTGAACATGGAAGAGATCACGGCGACCGTCGGCGCGCTGGCTGAGCGCGGCCTGACGATCCAGCCGTTGTCGTCCGCGCTGATGAAGCTGTACGAGCCGAGCGACAAGACCGCCAAGGCGATGCAGGCCCTGGGGCTGTCGACGAAGGATGCCTCTGGCAACCTGAAGACGTACACCGTTTTCATGGAAGAGCTGGCCGAGAAAGTCGCGCAGTTCAAGGTCCCGGCCGACATCTTCAAGCAGCTGGGCATGTCCTCGCGCGACAGCAAGGCAATTGAGGTCATGACGCAGGACTTCGAGGGATACAAGCACCTGCTGCACGAGGCACAGGATGCCCACGGCAAGATGTTCGATGCCATGACGGCCAAGGAAGACACCGTCGAGGGTACGTGGAAGCGCCTGGGCAGCACGGTCCAGGGTTCGCTCGTCACCGCGTTCGACAACGCCAGCCCGGCCCTCCAGCATCTCGAAGAAGAGCTGCTGCGCGTGACCGGCGTGGGCAGCGACTTCCAGAAGAGCCTGTCGGCCATCGTCGCCGGCTTCGCGCGGCTCGCCGAGACCGTCGTCACCGGCATCGGTCCGCTGGCCGCGCTGGCCGGCGCCTACGTTGCCCTGCGCGTTATTTCCAGCGCCGCAACCTGGACCGCGGAATTCGCGGCAGCCCAGCGCCTGCAGGCGGAAGCCTCGCTCGCCGGCGCCGCCGCGCTGCGCACTGAGTCGACGCAGCTGGAACTGTTCGCTGCAGCCGAGAATGCGGCTGCTGCCGGCGGCGCTCGGCTTGCGCTGACGACGACCGAGGTGGCCGCCGGCGCGCGCCTGCTGGCGTCTGCATTCGGCTGGATCAGCCTTGCGGTGGTGGGCGTGACGACAGCGATCGACCTGATGGGCGGCGCGATGACGGAGAACGAGCGCGAGCACCTGAAGCAGCAGAACACCTACGACACGACGAGCGATGCGATCACTCGGGAGATCGAGCGCCTGAAGGGTCTCGAGGACCAGTTGCGCAAGACCGGCGAGACCGGCACGGCCGCCGCGGCCGCTGTGATGCTCTCTTTCGCGCAGATGGAAGAAGGCAACGCCAAGGCGGATCTCGAGAAGGCCAAGCTGGCCGCGCCGAAGATCACGGCCACGACCGGAATGTCGATGGTCGGTGGCCTGGCCCCGACGGTCAGCGCGGATGTCACGGTGCGCCAGGCCGCGCTCGACAAAGCCCAGATCGCCTACGACACTGCGCACGCACGCACCGTCTCGGCTATGAACAAGCTGGCCGAGCTGGACACGCGCGAGGAAGAAGTCGCATCGCTGACGCAGGTGGCCAAGCTGAAGAAGGAAATTGAGAAGCTGCCGTCGCACGTTGAGCCGATTGCCAAGACTGATGCCGCGCGCGAGGCGGCTAAGGCTGCCAACGAAGGCCTTGCCGCCCTGCGCCAGCAGGAGGTGCTCGAATCGAACGTGATCGATCTGGCCAAGGTGTACGAGAAGGTCCAGAAGGACATCTCCGCGACCAAGCTGGATGCGACTAAGGCCGCCCTCGGCGACAAGGACGCTGCGCGCGCTGTGATCGAGCAGCTGCAGGAACAACTGCGCCTGGCGCAGATGCTGTCCAAGTCCCGCCTGGAGGATGCAAAGTCGGAGAACAAGCGTGGCGAACTGGGCGATCTGCAGCTGATCAACACGACGCTTGCCGAGAACCTTGCTCTGCACCAGCGCGCTGTGGATATTGCGAAGCAGGAGCTGGCCGCGGCCGGCCCGCTCAAGCCGGGCCAGCAGGAGAAATACAACAGCCGCATCCAGACTGCCAAACAGCAGCTCGTCGACGATCAGGCGACGGCGGCGCGCGCGATCGCGGATCTCTTCGACAAGATGGATACGCAGGAGCTGCAGGCGCGCGCCAAGGCGCTGGAGAGCAAGGGTCGGCTGGAGGACGCCTACAACCTGACGTGGCAGGCCAAGAACGCCAACCTGATGGCCAATCTGGCGAGTGATATCGCGGATGCCGAGAACGCCCAGTACCGTGACCGTCTGGTGCGCTTCCAGCGCTTCATGGAAGACCAGCGTCGGCTGGGCGCGAACGACGCGCGCTTCAAGGAGGGCAAGGAGCAGTTTGGCAGCGCCGCATCCGCGCTCGACCTGCGGTTGAGCACCATCCAGCAGCAGACCTCCGGACCGGGTTCGAGCCTTGGTGACCAGCTGCAGGGGTTGGATGCACAGCGCTCGGCGTACGCCGAATTGATCCCGGCCATGCAGGCCGCGCAAGCGCGCGTCGCCGCTGCGTCGTCCAGCCTATTCGGCGGTGACGACAGCAAGCTGAAGGAGGCTCAGAACGAGCTGAAGGCGATTCAGGACCGCATGGCCGCGATGCGCAATATCGGCGTCTCTATGGCAGACGCCATCGGCAAGGCCCTATCGGACGCATTCGGCCAGGGCGGCGCCGCGCTGGCAGGCATGATCAGCGCCACGATGGCGTACGACGCGCGCGTGCAGGCCATCAAGCAGAAGCAGGCCAGTGATGGCGATGGCGCCGCCGCGGCCCAGGCCATGGCATCGGCCCAGGTCAAGGCGTACGGCGACATGGCCGGCGCTGCGAAGGGCTTCTTCGACACCAATTCGAAGGGCTACAAGATCCTGCAGACGACCGAGCAGGCGTTCCGTGCGATCGAGCTGGCTGACGCGGCGGCTGTGATGGCCAAGAAGATCCTGTTCAAGAGCGCCGAGGTGTCGGCCGTGGTTGCCGGCGACGGCGCCAAGATGACGTCGGGCACGGCCGCGACGGCGGTGGACCTGGTCAATGCTGGCGCCTCGGCGACGGCTTGGGGCATCGCGGCAGTCGCGCGCGCCATCGAGTCGCTCCCATTCCCTGCGAACCTTGCGGCTGGCGCGGCAACGGCGGCCGCCCTGGTGGCGCTGGGCGTCAAGATGACGAGCGGCGGTGGCGGCCAGACCGAGGCCCAGAAACAGCAGCAAAATGCCACCGGTACGGTGCTGGGTGATCCGGACGCGAAGAGCGAGTCGGTTTCGAAATCGCTCGACCTGGTCGAGAAGAACACCTACAACAACCTCGTCGTGGCGCAGGGCATGCTGTCGTCGCTGCGCTCGATCGAGTCGAACATCAAGGGCTTCGTCAGCCAGCTGTTCAAAGCCGGCGCTGTTGACGGCTCGGCGTTCTCCGCGTCGAATAGTGGTCTGTATGGTGCGCTGAAATCCGGCTCGGCGACTGGCGCCGGTTCGCTGCTGGGCGCGGGCGCCGGGTATGCGGCTGGCGCAGGCCTGTCGGCTTTCACCGCGCTGGCATCCATCGGTGGTCCGATCGGTATGGTGATCGGTGCCCTGGCTGGCCGGTATTTTGGTAGCGCGCTGGCGTCGATCTTCGGCGGCAAGCAGACGATCGATGCTTCCGGCTTCACGATGAGCTCCTCGACCCTGGGCCAGGTGGCATCCGGCGGCGCCAACGCCATGTCGTACGCCGACATCACGACGTCGGGTGGCTGGTTCCGCGGCAACAGCCACGACACTAAGACGCAGTCGCTGGGCGCTGACGCCAACCTGCAGATCACGCGCGTGATCACGGGCATGGGTGACGCCATCACGGCGGCCGCCGGCTTGCTGGGCGAGAGTGGCGCCGACTTCAAGGACAAGCTGAACGGCTTCGTCATCGATATCGGCAAGATCGACCTGAAAGGCCTCTCCAGCGCGGACGCGCAGGCCAAGGTCGCAGCCGTGTTCTCCAAGCTGGGCGATCAGATGGCGCAGGCAGCATTCGGCGGCCTTGAGCAGTTCCAGCAGGCAGGTGAAGGCTACCTTGAGACGCTCACGCGCGTGGCCAACGACTATGCCACCATCGACACCGTGTTCAAGTCGTTCGGCACAACGTACGCCGAGGTGGGCACGGCTTCGATCGCCGCGCGCGAGGAATTGATCAACATGGCCGGCGGCCTGGACAAGTTCACGTCGCAGGCCAGCTGGTTCTTCCAGAACATGCTGACGAAGGCGCAGCAGACCGCGGCAACGAGCGCAGCGATCAACCCGACCCTTGCGAAATACGGTCTGTCGACGCAGGGTGCTGACGCCGTCCAGAAGTTCACTGACCTGACCATCGCGATGGGTGCGATGGGCAGCGCCGGCGCGACCGCGTACACCGAGCTGATGAGCATCGCGCAGGCGTTCAAGTCGGTCACCGACGTGACCAAGAGCCTGCAGGACCAGATCGACGAACTGACCTTGTCGCAGGCCGAGAAGGATGCTGCCGCGCGTGCTCAGCTGGATCCCTCCAACCAGGGTCTGTACGATGAACTGGTAAAGGCCAAGGCCGTGGCCCAGGCCAAGCAGGAGCTGCTCAGCGCGTACCAGAGCGAGAGCTCGGCGATCCAGAGCACGATCGACCGCCTGAAGTCGCTCAGCCAGTCGCTGCGCAACTTCGTGAACGGCCTACAGATCGGCAACATGTCGCCGCTGAATCCGGCCGACCAGTACGGCGCGGCGCGGTCGCAGTTCGAGGCCACCCTGGCCAAGGCCAAGTCTGGCGACATCGCGGCGCAGGGCAACCTGCAGACGGCTGCCCAGGCGTTCCTGACGGCGTCGAAGGCGGCCAATGCCTCCAACAGCACGTACCAGTCGGACTACCAGCGCGTTGTAGCCACCGTGACGTCGATGGCCGACAAGGCCGATAGCCAAGTCACGACGGCACAGACCAGCCTGGCTCTGCTGAACCAGCAAGTCTCGCAGCTGATCAAGATCGACACGAGCGTGACGACGGTGGTGGACGCCATCAACAACCTTGCGGTGGTCCTGTCGAACGGCAAGGACACGGGCACCAACACGGTGTCGCTGACCTCGCTGTACCAGAGCCTGTTGGGCCGCGCACCGGATCAGGCCGGCCTGGATTACTGGAACAAGCAGCTGCAAAGCGGTGTGTCGCTGTCGGACATCATCGCGGCGATGAAGAACTCGTCCGAGTACGTCAACCACTCGACCACGACGACCCCGACCACGGTCGTCACGCCCAGCACGAACACCGGCACGGCCCTCGGCAACGTCAACCCGACCAGCAACTCGTCGGCGATCTCGGCGCTGTACCAGAGCCTGCTGGGCCGCTCGCCCGACCAAGCCGGCCTGGACTACTGGGTCAAGCAGATGCAGAGTGGGACCACGCTGGCGTCGATCACGGCGGCCATCAAGAGCTCGTCCGAGTACCAGAGCCATGCCGGCACGGGCACGATGAGCTCTACCAGCGCCAGTGTCGCTCCGGCTGTTCCTGTGACGAAGGACACCTATGCCAGCTCGACGGCGCAGACGGCCGCTATCGTCGCGCAGCTGACGACCCTGAACAAGCAGGTGACCGAACTGCGCACCGAGCAGCAAACCCAGGCTGACCACCAGACCAGCGCGACGATGACGGCCGCAGCAAACAATTCGGCAAAAGTGGCAGATGCTGTTACAATTGCCAGCCAGAAAGCTTCCTGGTCGGCAAAATCTGCGGTCGCACTCCGATGACAAATGATCAATACATCGCCTGGCTTAACGATCCCACTGCCATCCGTGTGGTGCTGGTGGAGGCCGTCGCCAATGTGTCCGGCGTCGACACGACTTTCTACCTGTCGACGCGCCCCTTCGTGAGCCAGGCGAGCGACACGCCGGCCAGTCAGCCGTATCGTGCCGTGCTGATCGAGGACGACCTGGAGACGACGGAAAGGCTGACGCTTGACGGCAACGCCACGATGAACGTTGGCGACGTCGGCATCGCCAATGACGACGGTGCGTTTGACGCATGGCTGACCTACGTCTGGACCAACCGGCCTATCAAGATCCTGATCGGCGATGTGCGCTGGGCGCGCAGCGATTTCCAGCCGGCGTTCACTGGCGTCACGGCTGACATCGGTAACAAGTCGCGCGAGACGATTGGCTTGAAGGTGCGCGACAACCTGGAGCGCCTGAACGCGGCCATCACCGAGCACTTGTTGGGTGGTACGGGTGCCAACCAGGGGTCGATCGTGCCTGCCGTGTTCGGCGAGGTGGTCAACATGACGCCGCTCCTGATCGACTCGTCCACGCTGCAATACCAGGTGCACGACGGTCCGATCAACGGTCTGATCGAGGTTCGCGACAATGGCGTGCCGATCGCCAACGATACGATCGGCTGGGCCGCGGTGACGCGGGACCTTGTGCACGGCACGTTCCGCCTTGCCAGCCCGCCGGCCGGCACTATCACGGTCTCGCTGCAGGGCGAGGCCTATGGCGGCTACGTCAACACGGTGGCCAGCATCGTCAAGCGCATTGTGAAGAACTGGGGCTATGGCGGCAACCGATTCGTCGACAGCGAGATCGATCTTGCCAACTTCGTCGCGTTTGACCAGGCGCATCTGCAGGTCGTGGGTGTGGCGGTTACCGGCAGCACCAATACGATCTCGGTGATCCAGCAGGTGACAGGCGCGATACAGGCGCAACTGACCACCTCGCGCGCCGGCTTGCTCCAGCTGCAGCAGATCGATTTCTCGAGCCTGTCGCCGACCTTCGACATCACGACGCAGCACATGGTCGAGCACACCCTGTTCCCCGCCTCCCGCGAGCTGGTGCAGGGCGCCGTATTGCTGTCGTTCTGCCAGAACCTGACGCAGCAGGCCGGCCTGCAGACCAGTCTGCCGGCTGAGGCCCTGTCCCTGATGGGCATGCCCTACCAGACCGTGCTGGCGCAGGACGCCACGACCAAGTCGACATACAAGCTGACGATGGAGCCGACGCGCGAGGACACCTTCCTGGTGTCGCGCACCGACGCGACGAACGAAGCCCTGCGCCGACTGAACATCCGCAAGGTGCCGCGCACGACGTATCAGTTCGATGGCTTTGCCGCGCTGTTCCAGCTGCAGCTGGGCCAGGCCGTGCGCCTATTCCACCCTCGATTCAATCTCGCCGTCGGCGTCACCGGCCTGGTCGTCTCGATGACGACGAAGTGGGCCGTCGGTCGCACCACCGTAGGAGTAATGGCTTAATGGTCGCGCCAGTCAACGAATTCGACAAAATCCTGCAGGCCGAGACCTCGCGCACGCTCGCCGCGCGCGGCGGCATCATCCTGTCCACGACAGCCAACACGGTGCTGGTCGACGGCACCGGCGCCGGCACGCCGTCGATCATCACGCTCAAGGCTACGCCGCTGGTAGTGGCTGGCAGCGTGACCTGGGCGACGTCGCCGACGGTGCCGCTGACGATCGATTCGACCGGCCTGATTGCGACCCTGCACTTCGCGGACATGGGCTCAAGCAGCATCGCCGTGACGGTGACGCTGGTATCGAACGGGCTCACGTACACCGATTCGAAGACGGTCGGCCAGGTCCGCATCGGCAGCCTTGGGTATCAGGGCGCGCTGGACGCCACTCGCAATAACACCGCCCAGGGTCTGCTGTCAGCGCGCCCCGCCGGTGCTGACGGCGACTTTTATTTCGCGACCGACGCACTGACCCTGTACCAGAAGCTGAGTGGCACTTGGCAGGTGGCTGGCAACAACTTCACGAACACGAACCAACTGACCGATGGTGCCAACCTGGGCGGCACCGCGGTGTGGACTGGCGTGTCAGGCACGGGCAAGCCGTCCGACAACGCGTCAGCGGACCTTGTGCTGACGGGTCGTGGTGTAACGGTGGTGGGTAACACGCTCACTCGTACCAACGCTGCGAGCGGTAACTGGGACGCTGACGCATATTCGCAAGACAGCTTCACAGGGGGTGCGTTTGCCAGCGCGACTGCGGTCGGCACCACTTCCCTGATGTTCGGCCTGAACAGCGATCCTGTGACGGATGCCAACTACACTAGCCTGGATTACGCAATTTACCTGCGCGTAGATAACGCTGTCGAGGTGTATGAGAGCAACGCGGCGTCTGGCGCCTTGACGACCTATGTGGCCGGCGATGTGTTTGCCGTGGTCTACGATGGCTCGTCGGTCCGGTACCTGAAGAACGGGGCAGTGTTCTACACGTCGAATTCGGCGGCATCGAGGGTGCCCGGTCAACGCTTGTTTTTTGACAGCTCGTTCAACGCGACAGGGTCCTCCATCCGAAACGTGCGCTTCGGGCCGCTGACGTCTAACAACTGGGCGGACGTGGGCGGTACGGGCAAGCCTGCGGACAACGCCAGTGCCGACCTTGTGCTGATCGGGCGTGGCGTAGTCGTCACCGGCAACAGCGCCACCAAGGCGTCTGGTAACCCGAACTGGGACTCTGACGCTTATTCGAAGGACAGCTTCACGGGCGGGGCCTATGCGTCGATTGCTGCGGCTGACACGACCAGCCGCGTGATGTTCGGCCTGAACAGCGATCCCGTTACGGATAGCAGCTATTCCAGCCTGGATTACGCGCTGTACTTCGACACCACCACAACACCGCTTGTGGTGAGTGTCTACGAAAGTGGCACCTTCAAGGCATCGTTCGGTGCGTGGGTTGCTGGAGACGTATATGCCATCCTGTACGACGGCTCCAGTGTCAAGTACCTCAAGAATGGCGCGGTGTTTTACACCTCGACATCCACAACGGCTGGTAACCCGAACCAGACGTTCTTTTTCGACAGCTCATTCTTTAATGTGGGGGCTGTGATGAAAAACATCCGCTTCGGCCCCCTGTCTTCGAACAACTGGACGAGTATTGGCGGCATCGGCAAGCCTGCGGACAACGCCAGTTCCGACCTTGTGCTGATAGGCCGCAACGTCACAGTGACCGGCAACAGCGGAGTCAAAACCGGAGGCTCGAACGGTCTCTGGGACGCTGACCTGTACAGCAAGGACAGCTTCACCGGAGGTGCCTTCGCCTCGGCGTCACCAGCAGTGGCGACCGATTCTATGATGTTCGGGCTGAACAGCGATCCGGTAACCGATTCGAGCTATACCAGCATCGACTATGCGATCTACCTGGACGGGGGAACCAGTTCAGCTCTCCGGGTCTATGAAGGTGGCAGTTTGGCGGGCACTTTCGGTACGTACGCGGCCGGGGATGTGCTCGCGGTCGTCTACGACGGGTCCTCCGTCAAGTACCTGAAGAACGGCGCGGTGGTCTACACCTCGATCCTTGCCGCCTCGTTCCAACCCAATCAGGTCCTCTATTTCGACAGCTCGTTTGCCAACCTCAACGGGAAACTCAATAACATCCGCTTCGGCCCGCTGTCGTCTAACAACTGGCTGACGATTGGCGGCCGCCCGCAGGACGGCAACAACCTTGTGCTTAAGCCCACGTTCGAGGACGGGGCCATTGGTGACTGGGACGGCGGCCCTATCGTAACCGTGACCGGGCAGGCTTTTACGAAAGCACTGCAGGTCAGCGCCAGGGACAGCTACGCGAACAACAGCGGATTTCCTGTGAACGTGGGCGAGACACTGTATGCCGAGGCCTGGCTGGACGCGTCCACCGCAAACTACACTTTGAATTTCGGCCTCTATTTTGTCAAAGCCGACGGCACCTACGTCACCTGGATAGCTATGGTCGCGAGGAACGCCGGGTCAGGCTGGGCATTCGGCGCTGGCTCGTGCACGGTTCCGGCCAACGCTGTCAAGGCTTACCCTTGGGTACAAATAAGTGGCTCCAGCAGCCTCGGAACCGGTCGGGCAACCCTGCTACGAGTCAGCCGCTTTCAGTCCGGCGCGACCGTTGGCGCCACGTTGGGCTCGAACGTCAACGGCCAGATCACAGGCAGCAACGCCAGCAGCCTGATGAACATCCCGAACCTTGGGGTAATGTCCTCGTCTGGCACGTTCCGGACTGCATCATCTGGCGGCCGAGTGGAAATCGCCGATAACGTGATCAAGGTATATGACTCCAGCAACGGCTTGCGCGTAAAAATCGGAAACCTTTCGCTATGACATTCGGAACTGAAACCTACCGTGCAAATGGTAGCACCATTATGTCAGGTGCCAATAAGCCAGGTATTTTTATCGAGAACATGGTAATTGCATACAGCAGCGCTAGCGGGAGTAAGACATACAGTCAAATTCCTGCTGGGTCTATGTATATCCTGATCATGAGTTCGGGAGGTCAGTTCTCGGTCACAATCAGTGATGACGGTGCAGGCCACGCCAAGCTAGTGTGGACGAAGGTATCGAGCACGAGCCCCTACCTGAATTCAACCGCCGCCACCCAAGTGCTGGTATTCGCTAAAAAGCTGACGCAAAGCGAAACCTACGGTATTCTGCTGTATAACGACGATGGTGATCAGCTTACGGATTTTAATTATCCAGTTCCGCAATACATCACGACTCTGCAGCCGGCAGCCACCCCGGCTTTTAACTCCTACTGCAATGGAAATGACGTTGTTGCCCGGCACGATCACACGGTCGTGCTCAATTCGGCCACCACCCGCAATCGATTCGTGGTAGTGAATCTGCCGGACTCCACTAGCGCAGACATCTGGTACTCCTGCACGTCGTTTGTTCCGGCAGGATCAAGCAACGTCACCCTAACCCTGACCATCGTGCGCCCGAGAGGCACAGCCTACCAGGTGCCCACCCTGCATGTGTTTGCGCTGGATGGCCCGACCAGCGGAGGTGGTACATACGGAAACCAGTATTTCAAGTCCGACGGGTCGCTTGTGTACGACTCTTCTGCGGAGAATGTATCTATCTCCGCTATCCAGAATATCGACTATCCGCCATCGCTGGCGGTACAGACGTATCCCATGGTTCTGCCTTCGACTCCCGGATTGGCGGTCCCATATTACGAGCAAGATGACTGGGTGGATTATGCCGAGCCGGATATCAATGGAAACATTGGATATTTTTCGGTGAAGCGCGGCCTTATGCAGCGCAAGGGGTCGACCATCTATACTAAGCTGTACGAGATTCGCGAGGATCTGCGCAGCGGAGGCAATACGTTTAATTCTAAATCCGGCCTGAGCCCGAACTTCACGCTTGCCATTGATATCTCTCAGCAGAGCCCGAGCAGCGTAACCGGCACCCCACCCACCTCTTACCAATAAGGATTATCATGGCCCTGATCATGAATCACACTGCACCCAACGGTGCAACAGGTAATTACTTCCGCATCAATCGGATTAACGGTATTTGCGCGCCAGGCGTATTTCCTCACTGGGAAATCTGGGTGGGGTTTTATGCCAGTGCGGATATCCGAGCTGAAAATACAAACCCTCTCTGGCAATACACGATCGAGATTCCGTTTTCGGATCTGCAGGTCGACCCGCGATCCGGCCAAATGCCAGGGCTGTATTCCGTGGTGAAGAATTATGCCCCATTCGCCGGCGAATCGACCCTGGACGCGGCCGAGGACTCGCCGGACATCACGCTGGACGCGGTCAAGGCCACCAAGATCACCGAGATCAACAAGGCCCGGCTGACGGCGAACACGACCTCGTTCCCTTATCTCGGCAAGCAGATCGCATGCGATGCGCTCAGCCGCAGCGATATCGACGGCGTCAACGGCTACGTGGCGCTCATGGGAGCCTTCCCGTCCAGCTGGGTCGGAAAGTGGAAGGCGGCGGACGACACCTACCTGACGATCGAGACGCTCGATGACTGGAAGGCGTTCTATAGCGCGATGGTCAATCAGGGGCAAAGTAACTTCGTGTACTCGCAATGGCTGAAGCAGCAGGTGGCGGCCGCCACCACCGCTGCAGACGTGGACGCAGTCTACTGGGGCCTCACCCCACCGGCCCCGTAGCCAAACAGGCTGCCTTGTGGTATTTTCGGTAGGAAATTTTTCCTGCCGGAACTACCATGCCCAACCTCCGCGTCATCTCTGACAACGCAATTGATCGCGCCACTGTGACGTCACAGGACACGGCCGCGAACTTTTCCGTGGCCAGCCTGCAGACCCAGCGCAAGTCTGACAAATGGCGTGCGGTGCTGGGTACGGGTGCATCGCTGCGCGCCGCCTGGGCCGCGCCGGAAACCTTGCAGGCCGTGGCCCTCCCGTTCTGCAACCTGTCGCCGACGGCGACAATGCGCGTGCGCGTGACGAGTGAATCGCAGACGACAAACCTGATCACGTTTTCCCAGCAGTTGGACAACCCGTCAGGCTGGTCGCAGACGGCCGTCTCTGTTGCTCCAGGCGTCACGGCGCCGGACAGCTATGCCGCGGCCGTGACACTGACGGAGAACACGGCCGCGTCGACGCACGAGATCCGCTCGTCATCCGTCAACTTCAGCGCTGGGACCACTTACACCGTCTCTGCTTTTTTGAAGGCTGGCACGCGCACCTTCGGCTATGTGGGATTGCCCAGCGTGGCTTTCGGATCCTCGACCTACGTCATCTTCGACCTCACTACCGGCACGGCGGTCTTGACGATCGGCACGCCGACCAACACCACCATCGCGCCGGTGCCCGGCATGCCTGGATGGTATCGCTGTTCGGTGACCGGTACTGCCACCGCCACGGCCAGCGGCACCTGCTACCTTGGCATGAAGGCCACTGCTACCGCAGGCTCGTACACAGGGGATGGCACCAGCACATTGATCGCCTGGGGCGCCCAGGTAGAGGCAGGCGCGCTGTCCAGCTACTACCCTACCGGAGGGTCTGCCGCCATCCGGCCGCTCGGCTATATCGACGGGTGGCAGAGCTACGCGTACGACAGCGGCTACGTGCTGGCCTGCCCGGCACCGGCTATTACGCTGCGCGGCTTTACCGCGGCCCAGGCAGCCAGCGCCTGGGCATTTGGCGGCGGCGCCACCGCGCGCCACTGGATGCCGACCGCGCAGCAAGCTTACGGCCTGGCCATCGACATCGTCGACGCTAGCAATGCGGCCGGCTACATCGAGGCCGCCTTCCTCGTCGCCGGGGCGTACTGGGAGAGCGCCACCAACTTCGATTACGGCGCCAGCGCGCAGCTGATCGACTCGACGAAGAATTCCCGCAGCGACGCTGGCGACCTGATCAGCGACGCCGGCACGGTAAGCAAGAAGGTCAGCATTCCCCTATCCAAGCTATCCCCGACGGACCGCGCCGCCCTGTGGTCGATTCTGCGCAGTGGCGGCACCCGTTACCCAGTTTTCCTCAGCATGTTCCCCGGGAGCTCAGACCTTGCGCTCGAGCGCGACCATCAGGTCTACGGCAAGCTGGTGCAGCTGCCTGCCATGGCTCTCCCTTTCTACAACATCGCCTCGGCCACTGTCGAGGTCGAATCCATATGAGGAAGTCATGGACTATACGCTTGCCCGCCCCCGGATCCAGACCGGCGATCTGATCGCCGTGCGCGACGTGCATGGCCTGCTGGGCCGTGCCACGACATTCTTCACGCGCTCGCCCTATACGCACACCGGCGTGGCCGTGTGGCTGGGCGACCGCCTTTTCATGGCCGACCTGAACTCCGGACGCAACCACCTGACAGCCGTGTCCTGCCTTGAAAAATTCGACGTCTACGCGCCACCGCCCGGACTCGATCGCAAGTACATCGAGCAGGCGGTATTCGACTGGCTTGCCGTGCCGATCTCGTACGGCTATGCCGCATTTATCTTGATCGGCCTGAAGGACGCCCTGAGCATCAAGCGCTTCATCCACTGGCGCCGGATCGTCGTGTGCTCAGGCGGTTCGATTCAGATTTACGAAATGGCCGCAGCCACCATGGCGCTGGACGACCGGCCGGCACCGCCGGAATGGGTCGAGCACGACCGCACCCTATCGCCCGGCGACCTGTGTGCAGAGATGCAAGTTAGATTTCCTGTGGGATATTAATCACAGGCATGATTATTGCTGGACGGCATTGCCGTCAATCTATAAAATTCCGGTAATCAACTTCGAGGTGAACATGTCCGCACTGGCTATTTTCCAGATTTGGGTCGCGATGGTGCAGGACTTCATCTCGAGCCTTTTCGACAACGACTACGAGGCACGTCAATGAACCTGGCATCTGCCAAGCACCACTGGGCAGCTGCCTGGGAAGCCATAGAACCTATCAAGCCTCATCTCGATGTGGCCGTGGTGGGTACTTTCGTAGCCAGCCTGCTCAGCATGCTGCCTACCGTAATGACTGCACTCACGACAATCACCACATTCGCCTGGTCCTGCATCCGGCTGTACGAGACCCAGGCGGTCCAGAACTGGTTGGCGCGGCGCCGCGCCAGAAAGGAAGCCAAGTCATGCTCCAACATCTGAAGGCTGCCGCAGCGATCGAATTGCGCAAGTTGCGCACCAAGGCCTGCGCCGTGCTGCTGATCGCACTGCCCTGGGCGTCTGACATCAAGGCCCTGGTGGCCACCAACCTGCCCGCGCTGCAGCCCTACCTGCCCGAGAACGTCTACAAGTTCATGGGCGCCGCCGTCGTCATCGCCGGCATGGTGCTGAGCCTCATCGCCACGCACCGCGCAGTGAAAGCTGCCAATGAATCCGATAACGCCTGACCAGCTGCGGCGCGTCGTCCGGACTATGGGTCCGGCTACTGCTATCGACGCCGCCAACGCGTTGAACAAATACCTGCCGAAGTTCGAGATCAACACGCGCGACCGCGCCGGCGCGTTCATCGCGCAGGCGCTGCACGAGTCGCTCGGGTTCACACGCATGACCGAGAACCTGAACTACACCGCCGAAGCGCTGCTGAAGATCTGGCCGAAGCGCTTCACGCCCGACCAGGCGGCCATGTACGGCCGCAGCGACAGCCTGAAGAAGCCCGCCAATCCGCAGATGATCGCCAACGTGGCGTACGCCAACCGTATGGGCAACGGCTCGATCGAGTCGGGCGACGGCTGGCGCTACCGCGGCCGTGGCCCAGGCCAGCTGACCGGCGCCAGCAACTACAAGCTGTGCGGCAAGGCGCTGGGCCTTGACCTGCTGACCTATCCAGACCAGGTCGCGCAGATCGAAACCGGCCTTGCAGCGTTCGCCTGGTTCTGGCGCAACAACGGCCTGAACGAGCTGGCCGACAACGTCGAGATCAACCGCATCAGCGGTCGTGTGAATGGCGGCGACCTTGGGTTGCAGGCCCGCTACGACCTGACGGTCGACGTCTTGAAGGCGCTGGCATGAGGCTCTCTACCTACTTTCTGATCGGCGCCGGCCTCGGCCTGGCTGCCGCCGGCGGCATCGCGACCGCTGTCCTGTGGAGGATGCCATGAGCTTTCTGACCGACATCATCGTTCCGGTCTGGGCGCGCTGGATCGCGATCCTGGCGCTGGCCGGCGCCAGCTACGCGGCCGGCTGCCTGCATGAGGCTCGGCATGAGTCGGCGGTACAGACCGCCAAGGTCGTCACCGTCGTCAAGCACGAGATGCAGACCGTGACCCAGGTGCAGACGGTCTACAAGGACCGTATCCAGAAGATTTACGTTCAGGAGAAAGAAATTGAAGCCGACATCCCACGTTTCATTCCACCTCATGTGGATGCTGAGTTTGCTGTTCCTGTTGGCTTCGTGCGCGTCGCCGCAGCCGGTTGGTCAGGCGATCCTGTTGGACCCGCCGGAGACGCTGACGCAGGACCCTCCGACCTACAGTTTTCCGAACTCGCCACCGCCGAAGTCCGCAACGCCGCAAGCTGCCGCGCCTGGCGCGAGCAAGCCTTAGGCTGGCGCGAGTTCTACGCCAAGCAGCAGGAGACCTTCAATGGACGACATGGGGATTGGTTCCGAGTGGATGCCAGGCCTGCAACTCTGGGTCCTTGAGCCTCAGCTGCACGAGGATGGCACGCTCGAGATTGTGCAGATCCTTATCGGCACCGTGATCGACGGTCGCCTCCACTTTCCGGACGAATAGATGGACATCCTCGTCATCCCAGATTCCCAGGTCCGCCCTGGCGACGACCTTGAATTCCTGCGCTGCATCGGCCGCATGATCGTGGCCAAGAAGCCCGACGTCGTGATCCACATCGGTGACTTTGCCGACATGCCGTCGCTCTCGTCCTACGACAAGGGCAAGAAGGCCTTCGAGGGTCGCCGCTACCGTGCCGACGTCGAGGCCGCGCACGCTGGCATGGAGGCCCTCCTTGGGCCTCTGCGCGACTATAACGTGCGGCGCCTGGCCAGCAAGCACGGCATCTATCGGCCGCAGATGGAGCTCCTGTACGGGAATCACGAGGCGCGCATCTCGCGCGCGATCAACGAGGACCCGATGCTGGAAGGCGCTATCGGACTCGAGGATTTGAAGTTTGCCGAGTACGGCTGGAACGTGCATCCGTTCCTCAAGGTGCTGGTAATCGAGGGTGTCGCGTTCTGCCACTATTTTCAAACTGGCGTGATGGGGCGGCCGGCGTCGACCGCCCAGGCGCAGCTGAACAAAAAACACATGAGTTGCGTGGCCGGCCACCAGCAGGGCCGCCAGATTTTCACCGCGTTCCGTGCCGACGGCCGCCAGATCACGTCGATCATCGCCGGCAGCTGTTACGAGCACGAAGAGGACTATCTCGGCCCGCAGGGCAATCAGCACTGGCACGGTGTGGTTTGGCTGGGCAACGTCGAAGACGGCTGCTTCGACGAGCGATTCATCCCGCTCGACGAGATTAAAAAAGACTACGCCGCCTGAGCGTTCAGGCGGCGCCCATGTTCACGTTACGTGAACACTACACGCCCACAGGCAACTTGCCCTGCTGCTCCAGCCATTCGCGCGCGCGAGCCTCGTGCACATAGCCGACGCCGCCAGACGGCGTCGAGTAGAACTCGCCGCGCGGCCATGTGCCGTCTGCCACCCGCTTGTGCACCGTGTTCTTGCGCTCGCCGTACTTCGCGCAGTACGCCTCTACTTCGATCCAGCCGTCGAATTCCCGGGCGGTCATGCCAGGACCTCCTTCGTCACGCCCATCGAGACGACCGGGTGTGAGCCACCGTCACCACCGAGGCGCACGCCCAGCTGGATGGCGCCGCCAGCATTGAGCGCTTCGAGCTCCTGGCCGCTGGGCTTCCAGTACGAGCAGGCCCAGGTGCCGTACTCGTCGCGAACGATAACGACCGGCAGCGACTCGCAGCTGCCGTCCTGCATGTCAGCCGGCGCGCCGAAATTGTGATTGGTTTTGGGATGTCGGACGATGTCCATATGTGTCTCCTTAAACAGTGATGATGCGGTCAGCGACGGCGTCGACCAGCGGGTTGTGGCTGATCATGATGATCTGGCCGAAGTCCAGTTTCGACAAGAGGCCCAGCATGCGCGTCTCGCGCGCGTCGGAACACGCAGCGCCTGGCTCGTCCAGGTGGAGCATATTCGCGCCGGGAAGAAAGGTGCGTGTCAGCGTGATGCGCATGGCCAGGCCCAGCATGTCCTCGGCCGAGCCGGACAGGCCCGAGACCGGGAAGCCGTTGCATTTGAACATGCCGTCGGCGCGCGTGATCGTCGACGGCGTGTCGCGGATCTCGCTCAGGTGCTTACTCACGCCACCCAGCACGATGTTCCACAGCTTGTTCGTGATGACCGGCCGCGCCGCGCGCACCTTCTTGATCAGGAGGTTGTAGCGCTGCATGTCGGCCAGCTCGGCCTGCGCGGCTTCCAGCTGGGTCTTCGTCTGTTCCAACTGGCGCGCAGCTTGCGCGGCAAGGGCTTCCTTCGTCGCAAGGTCGCCCTGCAGGTGCTGCAGGGTGGTCTGCTGCAGCCGCAGCGCCTGTTCAGCGCTGAGAATGTCCGCACTGAGTCGCTGAGCCCGGTCCAGCGTCTCCAGCGCGTCCTTCAGCTGCAGGCTGTTGCGCTCGACGATGTCGGCACCGCGGCGCGCCTTCAGGCGGTCGCGCTGGGCCTTCTTCTCGGTGCGCATAGCGGCGTCCGCCGTCGCGGCGCGCGCCTCGCGCTCCAGCTTCGCCAGCTCGCTGGCGACGGCTGGCCGTACGTCCGAGATGGCCGGGCCGGTCCACGTCCAGCGGCCCGGGACGACGCTGCGGTCGACCGCGATGAAGTCCGCGGCGCGCGCATACAGCTGCTCGACCTTGGCGTTGGCGGCGACGACATCCTGCAGATCCTTGAGGTACTGGGTCTGCTGGTCGAGCAGCAACTGCTCGGCCGCCAGCACCTTCGCCTTCAGTTCGATCTTGCGGGCGAGGTCGGCGAGGGCAGCCTTCGTGCGGTCGCGCTCTTCCGTGATCTGACGTTGCAGATCGCTGTTCGCGCGCACCACCTCCGGCACATCGGTCAGGTCCTTCTGGCACAGCGCGCAGGTCGTCTCCCGAATCAGCCGGCCCTCCAGCTGAGCTATCAGCACGTCGGAACGCCGACGCTCGTCGGCCTCCTCACGGCGCAGCGCCTGCAGGGCCTGGTCGGCCTCCTTGCGGCCCGCCTCCGCGGCGGCGATGTTGAGCTGCGTGCGCCGGATGTCGGCCTCGAGCGCGGCCAGATCCTCGTCCCACAGCTCCTCGACGTTCGCACGCACCAGCTCGGCGTGCAGCGCGGCCGCGCGGCTGTAGAGCTTCTCTTCTTCGACGTCGGCGCGCGCCGCCGCAAGTTCACGCTCCGACGGTCCCAGCACGGCCGGCTGCGCCAACGCACGGTCGATCTCGTCGATCTCGAACGTGGACGTCTCGATCATGCGGTCCAGTTGCACCTTGCGCTGCTCGATCTGCTTCGCCTGCTCTACGTCCAGTTCGGCGCGCGAGGCGCGCAAGGTCGTCAGCTGCAGTTCGGCGCCCGCCACGACAACCTGAGCCTTGGCGACCTCAACGCGCAGCGGCGCAAGGTCTTCAGGCGGTGTGTCGACGATCTGCGCCTGCAGCGTCGCGATGCGGCCCTCGACGCCGGCCGTGTTGCCGGTCTGCCGCCGCGCAGCGATGGCGTCGGCCACGCGGTCGATCAGGTCGAAGTTGGCCAGATCCTCGATCATCTTGCCGGCCGCTGTCGGGCCTGCCTTGAGCGATTCGGCCAGCGACTTCTGGCTGGCGAACATCAGCCTGCCGGCCATGTCAGCCGACGTGCCGAACAGATCCTCGAAGAATTTCGTCACATCGCGCTGGCCAGTGACCAGCACCTTGCCGCCGGCACTGACCTCGGCGCCGGACTTGCCGCGATAGCCGCGGTACGTCACGCCCAGGTGCTCGATCTCGCACTCGACGCGCAGCTTGCTGACCGGGTGGTGATAGGTCACGACGTCTTCCAGCGACTCGCGCAGCGCGCCGACGCCGAAGCAGAAATAGGTGAACGACTCAAAAATTGTAGTTTTGCCAACTTCGTTCTCCCCGCGGATCGCATTCAACCCTGTGCTGAAGTCGAACTCCCTGTCGAGGTGTTGCCTGAAAAATTGCAGCCGGAGCTTACGCAGCATTTTCTTCTCCCATGATTTTGTCAACCTCGGCCGCGTCGTCGGGCCCAAGGTATTCGCGCAGCGCTTCCATCACGTTGAACGTGGTGACGTCCTCATGCGACAGCTGCAGCGCCTCGCCGTCGACGACGCCTTCGATCTTCACCGCGTTGGTGATGACCAGCGCCGCGGCCTCGCGCCGGAAGCGGCCCAGCGCCGATACGACCTTGTCGGCTTCGGCGGCTGTGGCCGTGCCGGTGACGCGGATGAAGCGCCCGATGTCTTTGAGATCGCGCCAGTCCTGCTCAGAGAACGTGTCCTCGGCATCCCAGGTCTGGTGGAACTTCAGGCCGTTGGGCGCCAACTCAAGGCGGTATTTCTGAGCCGGCCCGAGGCAGTCGCTGATGCTGGAGCTGATCTGGTTGCCGACGATCACCACCTTGCCGCCAAGCTCTGTGCGTGCCTGGTGCTCGTGGCCAAAGATGATGTACTCGACCGGCAGTTGCTCGGCCACCTCCTTCGACAGGTTCAGACTGTGATCCATCTCGACCGCAAACTGGTTGTCGTAGTTCATGTGAACGAACAGTGCCCGGCACGGCGGCACCTTGGCGAGCTCAAGGTTTGCCAAATCCTGGTTGGGTACGTGCGGCAGAACGTAGGTGTCGTGCTGATCAAGATAGGTGCCTTCCGTAATATGCGCTACACGCTCCGGATACAGGCCGCACAGCAGCTGCGCGAAAAACTGGAAAGACGACAGGCGCGTGCTGTTGCGATCGACGTCATGGTTCCCGTTTGCGAGGAACAAATCGCCGACGCCGCGCTCGATCCACGCGCTGAACATGCGCACAGCTTCCAGCAGGTCCGCACGCGGGATGTCCGGGCCGTCGAACAGGTCGCCGTTGATCAGCAGATCGCCGTTGATCTGCTCGAGCATTTCGCGCGTGCCGTCGAGCAGGTACTGCCGCAGCTGGTACGCTGTAGCGGGGGTGGTGCCTGCACTTCGGACGGCGCCGAGATGTAGGTCATTAAGGACGTGAAGGGTCATAGTTATTATTCGGGAAGTTGAGACGAGCGAACTCGCCATGTAGTTGGATTGCCGCTGCATCATATGCTCGCGCTGCGGCCTCTTCGTCACTGTGGTAGCCGAGATGGTAGTTCTTTCGATTGGCCATAATCTTTGCGTGCCAGGCACTGCACACCTTGCTCCAGTACACACCCTTGAATCGAGAAGCGCCGACCCGGGAAGTGCTATTTTGGTGGTTCTGAAGGTCGGTCACGACTCGCAATTCGCTGCGACGGTTGTCCAGGGTGTCACCAAGCCTGTGGTCCACCTCTTGCTCCGGCGCCGCCTGCATGATCAGACGATGCATCTTCACCTGCGTGGTCTGGATGCCCAGATGCCCGAACAGCAGCCTGAACTTTTTGCCTTTCGTGCTGGTGACAGCATAGCCGTTACACCAGCACCACTTCAGCTGCGTCAGCCATTCGTAGTCTTCATCATCCACCAGCGCGACGAATCCCTTCGTGAGGGGAATCTCCTTCACAGTGCCTCCAAACAAAAGCCCTCCTGACCGTGCTCTCGACCCGAGGGTCGAGTTGGCGGACGTCGAGTAGACGCAGCACGGTCAGGAGGGCTTACTCAGGTTCGCCGCCAAGCGAACCTGCAGACTACAGCAGGAAATTACCTGCCGTCAAGGAAACAACAGCGCCATCACATCCTCGACCTTGGGGTAGGCTGGGAACATCGAGACGTCCCAGGATGCTGCTCGCTCGTAGAAGTGCGAAGCCGGCACCACCCGCCACTCGCGCACACCGCCACGGCCCTCGGTCAGGTGGCAGATGACGACCCAGCCAGGCGAGCCGGCCAGCGCCCACTTGCGCATGCGGGCCACCTTGTCGGCCGCGAAGTTCGCCGCCGGCAGCCGCCGGCTGGAGACGGTCGTGATCTTGACCTCCTTCACCTCGACCTTAAAGTTCGTGCCGCGGTGCGTCACCTCGAAGTCGGACGGCGCCGGCTGGGCCGAGCCCGCCCTGGCATCCGGGTACCGGAGAAACGCCAGCTGCGCATCAGCCTCGCTACGTCGGGCAAGCCAGTCACGGACCTGCTTCTCGGCCCACTTGCCACGTTGTCCTACTGTTGCCATGTCAGTCTCCTTCCCCGTCGAGCAGCTGGCACGCATCCTGCAAGCTGTCCTCGATTGTCTCGAGGGTGATTCGCAGTTTGCTGCCCGGCTCGGCAGCCTCGATGAGCGGCTTGACCTTCTGCAGCGCGCGCTCGATTTTTGTGACCGCTGCCTCGATCTTTCTGACGGCGCTCATACGGCCATCGGCGCTTTGATCGCCGCGTGGGATTGGTAGTCGACCAGACGGATGCTGTCGGGCGTCAGCGCGCGCAGGAGCGACTCCAGCTCCATATCGACCGCGCGCTCTGGCGTGTCCAGCAGCAGCCTCGGCGCCGGCAGCACTTCGCGCGTCAGCTGCTCCTTCACCTGCTCGATGTGATTCTCGTAGATGTGGGCGTCGGCCAGGAACATCGTCAGCGTGCCGGCCGTGTAGCCGGTCCACGCCGCGAACAGCTCCAGCAGCAGCGCGTAGCTGGCGATGTTGAAGGGCACGCCGAGGAACATGTCGCAGCTGCGCTGGTACATCGTCATGTGCAGCACGCGGCCGTCGACGTGCGGCAGCAGCTGGAACAGGACGTGGCAGGGCGGCAGGGCGGCTCGCCCGAGCTTTACGTCGACCGCATTCCAGGCGTTGACGATGATGCGGCGGTTGGTCGGATCGTAACGCACCAGGTCGAGGGCCTGCGCCAACTGGTCGACCGTGGCGAAGGCCGCGGTATCGTCCAATTCGGTGATGCGCTCCATCTGCTGGCGCCACTGCACGCCATAGATGCGCCCCAAGTCGTCCGGACCCTTGCGGTAGGGAGAATTCAGCCAGGCCGGCGTCTCGTTGGCGTTCTGGTCCCAGATAGTACAGCCCAGCGCGCGAAATTCCGACGCGTTCCGGCAGCCGCGCAGGAAGCCGATCAGCTCGCCCTTGACCTGGTTGAAGGCCAGCTTCTTCGTGGTGATGGCCGGGAAGCCGTCGCGCAGATCGAACTTGAGCATGGCGCCGGGCAGCGTCAGGGTGTCGATGCCGGTGCGGTTGGACTGGCGGATGCCGCGGACGAGGATCTCGCGCAGCAGGTTCAGGTAGTTGTCTTCCATGTCATTTGCTTTCAGATTTGAGGGTGAGAGTGAACGCGTAGCTCGGGTAGATCTGCCCAAGGCCGTGGATCTGCTCGGCGCCGACAATCTCATGAGCGGTACGCCCGGTGTGGGTCAGGACGTAGGCACGCAGCGCCTCGTACACCTCAGCGGGCGAGAGCTCGATGCGGTCCAGTGGCACCGGCTGCGGCTTGCCTTCGATGATCTTCATGCTGCCTCCACCGGCATGTCGTACTTCTCGCGGCGGCGCACGAAGCGGGCCTGGCGCGGCGCGTCCTTCACGCCGGTGTCGAGCGAGCAGTATTCGGCCGGCCAGCCGACGATCTGCGTCGGATCGTTGAACCATTCGACGCGCTGCGCGTGGGTCGAGCTGCCTGGGCCGAGGCGGATCGGCTGGCCAGTCGCCGTGTCGGTCGCGAGGAACGTGCCGATCATGCCCTTGCCGACGAGACCCGCCTTGGCCGTGCTGCGTTCAGTGCGGCCCAAGGCGTTGGTCGTCGCCTCGTTCTGGTTTTCCATCGCTTCCTCGAAGCCGGTGATGACGCAGTCCTTGACGGACGCCGGCTTGAAGCGCCAGAAGTCGTTTGCCTTGGGCGTCGCGCGGCCGTGCTTGTGCTTGGCCTTCGGGTCGCGGAAGACGGCGCCTTCGTAGCCCAGCAGGATCGATTCGTCGATGAAAGCCTGCGCCTGCCCGGCGTCGTTAATGACGACGTAGTCGAGGACGCGCACGTGCGGCAGCCCTTCGGCGCGACACAGCAGCTCCTTATACCGCTGCTCATAGACCATGCCAGTGTCTGCATGGTCCGGATGCAGCCAGTCGAACAGATTCCAGACGACGTTCGTCGGCAGCACCGTCTCGCCCTTCTTGATCTTCGCGCGATTGGTGATGCCGGTCGTTAGCGAGCACAGTGTCTCGTTGCCCTCAGGCCGTAAGGTTGCGGGCAGCTCGCGGTTGGTCAGGTAGCCATCGATCGTCAGCTCGCCATCGAACCAGGCGTATTCCGGGCCGCTGAACTTCTCGGCCAGCGCCGTGTTCTTCATGTCTTCCAGCGAGCGGCCGGTGAACTTGCCCTTGACATGGCAGCCGCGCACGCCGTCGATCTTACGGAAGCCCCAAACGGGGAAGCGCATGCCGGCGAAGTCCGGTTTGACGTCGATGGCGAGTTGGGGCAGGGTCTGGGTCGTCATTATTTTTCCTCCGTGATGATGGTGATGTCAGCGTTGAAGTGGGCGGGCAGGGCGCGATGCGAGGTCGGTGGCAGCTGCTCGTGGTTGTCGTCGATCAGCTTGACGTTCAGGCCGTGGCGGATCTTCAGGTCGCTGGCGATGTAATCGGCCAGCGTGGACTTGCCGTGGCCGGCCAGCCCGGAAATGGTGATCGTGATCTTACGGTCCATGTTGTTGCCTTTCAGGGTTGTTGTGCCCGGCGCGCGGCCGGGCGGGTGGGGTTGTTATGCTGCTTCCCTCAGTTCGCCACGCTCGCGCATGGCCTTGTACATTTCCGCCAGCCCGGCGTCGATTGCCTCGCGAGTCGGGTACGGCCCGATCTCGGTCTGGCGGTAGAAGTTCGGGCCGAACGAGATGGTCGACACGACCTCCAGATCCATGTTGGCGTACGGCGCCGTCATGGCCGCGTGGCAGCGCGGCAGGAAGGCGTGCAGATCGCAGATGCGCACCGACCAGACCACTTCATCGTGAATGGGCCCGTAGCAGACCGCGTCGAAGTCGTACGCCAAGTTGTCGCGCCACATACGGCCTTCCGCAAGTTTCGTCTGCTCGCCTGCGGCGCCCTGCACCTTGAAGTTCACGGCCTGGCGCTCGGCCTTGCTCTTCTCGAAGTTGGTGCCGTTCTGCAGCACGTCGCCCAGGTGACGCACGGCGCCCATCATGGTCCGCACGACACCCTTCTCCTTCACCTCGTCGCGGATCGCGGCCTTCCACTGCTCGGCAACCGGATACATCGCCGCACGAGCATCAAGGAACAGCTGGGCGCGCTCGACCGAGATCATGAGCGTGGCGGCCACCTTCTCGGCCATTGCGCCGTATTCGGCCGTGAAGTTCACCTTCTTGCCCAGGCCGCGGATCTCCTTGGCCACCTTCTTCATCTCAGCGTTCAGTGCACCTTCCAGCGCCTGCTCGTAGTCCTCGTAGGTCCAGTCGAGTTTGTTCTCCTCGCGGATGATGCCCAGCGCCGTGATGGTGTGTGGCGACTTGCGCTTCTCGCCCTGGAAGCAGGACAATGCGTTCGGGTCTTGCGACTGGAACGCGATCAGCACCATCTCCTGCGAGTCGAAGTCCATGGAGACGATGACGGCGTCGGGCCGGTGCGGCACGATCACCTCGCGGAATTTGGCCTCCTGCCCGTCGATCTTCGCGTGCTTGGGCAGCTGCTGCTTGTTCGGCTTCGATTCGCTGGCGCGGCGCGTCACGGTCGCCGCCTGGTTGTGCTGCGAACGCACCTTGCCATCCTTCCAGTGCGGGTAGTACGGGTACTTCGAGTAAAACAGCGAGCGGCGCGTCGTGACCATGCCCATCAGCTTCAGGGCTTCCAGCACGGGCCTCTGCTCGTACATGCAGTCCTGCAAGGCGTAGGCCACGGCCAGTGCGTCCGTCTTCGGCGTGCCCTCGCGGATGCCGGCCTTCTTCATCGTGTCAGTCGGCATGTTGCGCACGCGGATCGGCAGGCCCATCACCTCGTACATCAGCTTCTGCATCTGCAGCGGCGAGCCCTTGTTGAACTGCGGCTCGCCCTTGAAATGGCGGCGGACGTAATCGGTGAATTCCTTCTCGACCTCGGCTGGGATGGTGCCGTCCGGCAGATCGTGCTTCTCACCGCGCACGGCCGCACTGGCCTGCACCAGCCGATCCAGCATGCGAGCGAACTGCAGATGCGGCGTTTCGGTCTCGATGAATTTGACGATCTTCGACGGCGTGCGCATCATCGTGTCCAGCGTTTCGCCAGTCACGATCGTGTACGCCTCCTTGATCTGCGCCGGCGTGATGTCGACCGTGTACTGGGGCGGCGACGTGCCGGCCCAGCCCTGCGCGATCAGGTACTCGCGCACCACGGCCCAGGCAGCGTCGAACGTGGCGTCATCCTCGCGCTCGAGCTCCTTGCAGCGCGCGATCGACACCTCGGTGCCGTCGATGAAGTTCTTCGCATGCTGGTAGGCCGCGTCGATCTCCACCTCCAGATAGACCTGCCACGAGTGCTCCAGCTGCAGGAACAGCTTGTAGTAGTTGTGCAGGGCGATCGTGCAGATCGTGTCGTCCGCGCCATACCCAAGCACGTAGGCCGCCGGCAGCTCGCGCATCTTGTAGCGGCGCGTCTGCGTGGCCACGACCGGCAGCCCATCCTCGCCCTCCACCAGCTCCGTCTTCGTGATCTCCATCGGCTGGACGCCGGCGGCGATCTCCTCGTCTGTCAGCGGCTCGAAGCGGCCCGTGCCGACCGTCCGGTACTGATACTCCTCGCGCACGAACCTGCCACCCTTGAACAGCTCGGACGGATGCGCCGTGATCACGCACGTCTCCTCGTACGTCTGCTGGCGGTAGCCCAAGGTGCCGTGCGAGCGCTGCTTCAGGCCAGTCGGGATGTTCTCGTCGACGTAGTTCGCTTCGAACTTCGTGTCGAGCACATTCGGCAAGAAACCGTGATAGCCGTTGTCCAGCTGGCGCGCGCCCCACTCGTTAAACAGGACCGCCAGCTCGAACGAGACGTTCTGGATGACCAGTGGGATCTCCTGTGGAATCGACGCGATGAACTGGCGCAGAGCCTCACTGGCGATGTTGTCCGTGTCGGCATGGTCGACCGAAAAGTAGAGCGTGTACTGGTTGTTCGGGCCGAACGTGAGCGCCAGGCCGGTGAGAGTCGAACCGAACACGTCTACGCCGTCCGGATCGCCCAGCGCAGCCAGCCACTCGTCGGACTCGTCCGGCGTCGAGGTTTCGATGTCGAGCGCGACCTCGCGCGAAGCACGAATGTGCGGCGCGGCCCACTCGCAAGCCGCCTTGAACGACTCGCGCGTGATGAGCCGCGTGCGGCCGTACCAGGGTTTCAGGCGCGGATCGTTGTCAGTGGGCGCCAGCTGGCGCACCATACCGGCCTCCCAGTGGATCGGCTGGCGCATCGTGTTGACCCACTCGGGGCGCACGCGAGCAAGGTCGAAGCAGCGGATCACCTGCGACGCATTGTCGAGGATCATCTGCAACAGCTTGTCGTCCGATCCGATGTACTCGGCCAGCGGCGCCAGATCGCTACGCAGCAGCATGCCGTGGATCTCGGCCAGGCCGTCGTAGCCGTACTTGTCGCACAGCGCCTCGAACTTCTTCGGGCCGAAGCCCGGGCAGCCCTTGATGTTGTCCGAGCTGTCGCCGACCAGCGCCTTGTACGTGGTGACGAGGTGATAGTCGAACGTGCCGTACTTGTTGTGCTCGAACATCTCGTTGATCCACGTCGACACGCGCGCGCCGTGGGCATTCGGATGCAGGTTCAGCACCGTCAGGTCGTTGTCAAACGTGAAGACGATCAGGTCGTCCTCGGTATTGAAGGACAGCCAGGCGAGCGTGTCGTCGCCCTCGGCGAAGTCCTGCGTGAGGACCTGCGCACCCAGATCAAGGAAGGTCCGCCTGAGCATTTCGCGGCACTTCTCGAACTCGGCGTACGCCTCCGGCGGCCGGCTGCTCGCACCGCCGCCCTTATACTGGTTGTCGATCAGCAGGCGCTTGCTCTTGCTGTTCTGACCTTCGAACACGAGGATGACGTCGATCGGATTCAGCTTGTACGCCTTCATGCAGTCGAGCATGCGGCCGAGCGTATTGTCGTAGCCGTACTGCGCCGAATTGATATAAACAGTTTTCCCTTCATGCTCGACTTCGTAGCCGTTCTCTTTGTCCTTGGACCACGACATCATCGTCCACATGAAGGACGAGCAGTCAAAGGCGCCGCGACGATATTTTTTCATTAGGCCCTCCGTTGCAGTTTCTGACGCTTTTCAATCTCGGTCTGGCAAGCCGCGCACCGCACGCGCTTATAGGCGATGCGCACCGGCGCCAGCTCGTCGCCGCAGCCGACGCAATTCACGCCGTCGAAGTCCGGATGGTGCTCAGCCTTGAGATGTTCACGCACCTGCGCCAGGCCGAAGTCCGAGGTTTCCTGGCGCAGGTTTTCTGCCGTCTCAAGTTCGTCTGCCGTACGTTCGCTCATGCCATACCTCGCAGGACAGCACGGATCTGCTCAAGCGTGTCTGACAGGTCGCCGCTGTTGTCAATAAGTGCGTCGATCGAGTCGATGCGCAGGCCTGCTTCCGAAACGTGCATTCGCTGCGCGCCGAGATCGGCCTGCCGCCCGCGGATAAACACCACCCTGCCGCCCAGCGCGCGGATCATCCTCGCCTCATTCTCGAAGCGGACGTCAGAAAGGACGACGCGCGCATTGTTATCGAAATTACTCAGCCTCAACCCCATGACCTTGACCCAGATGTCCGGATCCAACTTGCGACCCCACTCCGTACCGAGAGCCTGTGCAGCCATGCGCCAGCTGAAGTCGAAGCCAGGAATCGGCTGCTCCTTCGCATCGCGGTCGGCCGGCTCCGGCATGCCGGCGGCCGCCAGCATCGCCTTGAGCGGACCAGCGAACGACAGCTTGACAAAACCGTGCTCACGCACGAGGTAGTCGGCGACGGTATCCTTACCTGCACCGGCCTTGCCGGTCATTCCGATCAAAATCATTTCTTGACTCCCAATTTATTGAAAATTCTTCTGAAAATATAGCTCCGCACCAGCGATACCGCGGTGAAGAACAGGGTGATGGCGACGCTGTCGGTCGGCGACGAGTGCAGATGCCATACGGGATTGACAAAGTAGTGCTGCAGTAGCGCGCTGATGAGAAATGCGGCGCCGGTAGAGACAACCACTTCGATCAGGGTATGACGGTGGCTTTGCATACGCCCTCCTGTTGCAAGTTGGCCGGCAGCCGTTGGTACTCAGCTTCCAGCCACATACGGATCGACTCCAGTTTCGCCTGCGACAGCGAGAACGGGAACTGCGCGCTGGACCAGATCCGCTGCCTGAACTTCGAGACACTGATCACCTCGGGCACCAGCAGGTTTTGCCAAATCTGCAGCTTGCTCCGGTCCGAGATTGCCAGGTCGTCGACGATCCCCAGGCAATCACGCAGCACCTGCTCGTTGCGCCGTAACTGCGACATGTCCATCGCCGTCAGGCGCATCTGCGTCACCAGTTCCGGGCAGTGTGAACCCAGGGTCAGGAGGCGCAGCGCCTGCAGGGCGTAGTCCAAGCCCTGGAACTCAGGGAAGCGCTTGCGGTGCACGTTCACCACGGAGCGCACCAGCGCAAGCTGGTCGAAGCGCAGCGTGCAGTCTGCCTCGCCACGGCTCATCTCCAGCATGTCCTGCACCATGCCAGCCACGCTCTCGCCCCAAGGCGAATCGCATGCCGGTCGACCGTTGCGCACGCCGATAATCGTCCGGTCTGGCAGCACCGCGTAGTAGTTGTCGTCATCGCTGACGACGTCCAGCACCGGCAGCGACTGCGCGGCAGCATGCGCGACCTCGATCGAAAACATGGCGCCGGCGCTGGCTTCCAGGTGGCTGGGAAAGCCGATCGGCGTCGAGAACAGGAACGCACGCTGACCGACCTTGAGGCGCGGCATGCCCCAGGCGCAGTTGGCGTAGGCGCCGCGCCGCATGGCCGACGAAGGGCGATGCCACAAGTCGTCCAGCGTCTTCGACCAGAACCGGTGCAGCTGCGTCTCGTCCAGCGCCATTGGCACGTTCAGGTAGTCCTGCAGCGGGACACCACCCAGGGTGGCCTGGCATCTTAGTGGCGGGGCGACCCACGGCAGGTCTGGGATTTCGATTCGGCCTGGGTTGCGCTCCTCTTCCGAGAGCGCAGACGCGGCAAAAGCGGCCGAAACCGCTTTTGCCAGAGACCGGATCTGCGCCGCGGCGCTGATCAGGTGGGCCGCCATGTCAGCTGTTCCGCGCGTCTTCGCCACCCTTGTCGGCGCGCGCCTCGGCGGCCACGTCGCTGTACTTGTCCGGGTAGCGGGCTTGCAGCTTGGCGATGTTGTCGGCTGCGATCGTAAGCAGATTCAGGCCTGCTGCGTTACACAGATCGATCAGGTCGATCATGATTGCCTGCGCCGCCGGCACGATCGTACCGCGCAGGTCCTGCGCCGTGTAAAGCATGCCGGTGGCCGGGTCGAGCAACTCGACCGCGCCGCAGATCAGGCCGGTCTGGGTGGCCAGGCCGCGCGCGATAGCGCAGAGCGAATACGAACGAGAGCGCACGACATCAGCCATGCGAGCGAAGATGCCGGCATTGTAGACGTTGTCGATGATGGCGATGTACCACAGCACGTCGCCGATCTCCTCGGCGATGTTCTGGCGCAGCGTGGTCTTGCCGTCCTTGTTCATGCTGTCGAGCGTCATGCCGTAGATGGCGATACGCTTGATCGGTGTGGCGATCTCGCCGGTCTCGGTCTGGATACCGAGCGCGGCGTGCTCGAGGCGCAGGAAGTCGGTCGACAATTCTTTTTCGGTGCGGGCGGCGAGGGCGGGGTATTGGGCAAGGTTCACGGTGATTCCTTTCTTATTTCATCGTTTTGAGGACTTTGTCGATCGAGCTTTTCAGATTCGCTTCGACCTCAGGCTGCTTCTTGAACCACTGCAGATAGTCCTTGGGCGTTTCCATCAGCAGCATGCCGCGGTACTTGCCGAACGGCCAGCGGTGGATCGTCGTCTCCTGTGTGGCGTGGAAATCGCGCAAGGTGCGGCGGCCGGCGCGCGCCATCACTTCCTTGAGCAGGCGGTGCGTCGTGGCCACGTCGGCCATCGCACGGTGCGCCTCGTTCTTCGGAAAGCCGAAATGCTCGCGCAAGGTGGTCAGCTTGTGGTTGGCCGCTTCCGGGATCAGGCGGCGCGCGTGGAACATCGTGCATACCGACGAGACGATGTTGCCGATCATGTGCAGGCGCTTGACGTCGAACGGCGCGTTGTGGGCGATCAGGACGATGTCACGCCCGTCGAAGGCGCCGTCCAGGTAGCCGGGCGTCTCGATGAACTCCTGCATCGTCGGCGCGGTAGCGACCATCTCTTCCGTGATGCCGTGCACTTCCATCGCACCGGCCTCGATCGGGCATTGCGGATCGATCAGCGACTGGATCTCACGGATCGTCTCCAGCGTGTCGGGATCGATCTCGCGGAAGGCGACTTCGCAGGCCGGGCCGGTCAGGCCGGTGGTTTCGGTATCGGCGATGACCCACGCGATCTCGCGGACTTGTTCTTGTGGTTGTTGCATGTCCAAGATGTTTCTCCTGTAGAAAAGGGACCGCCGAAGCGGTCCCTTTTGGGTGGTGGTGGCTGACGATTACGCGGCGGCTTCCGGCCAGCGGCTGAAGTTCGCCACAGTCCAGTCCTTGCCATTCTTCGACTGCGGTGCGCACTCGATCTTCAGCAGTTGAGCCCCATCCGGCGAGATGAAGCCCTTGCCGATCTTGAATGCCTGATCGAGCGTGTAGCGATCGAACGAAGCCTTCGAGGTCGGCGCCAGGCTGATCTGCACCAGCGAGTCCTGCAGCTCCGGCAGAACCTTGCGGCCCTTATCGCCGATGTCGAACAGCGCGCCGGCAACCACCGTACGCTTCGACATCTTGGCTTCATCGAAGCCGGCCTTCTTCAGCTTGGCCAGGTAGTCGTTGCAGTCTTCACCCTGCGTAGTCGTGTGGCCGTCGTCGGAGTAACGGACGTGTTCCTTGCCCTCGTCACCGTCGACGCCCGGGGAGATCACCCATTGATCCTGGTAGGACAGCAGTTCCATGCCGAGGGTATCGCCGATGACCTTGCCGGTCATCTGGTCGACGAAGTTGCCGTTGGTGACCTTCAGGCCGCGCAGCGTGTCGAACTGTACCGGGAACGCGTTCTTCAGCAGCTCCAGCGGATTGACCATCGGCTTGCGTGCTGCCACTTGACCGCCCAGCGGCTTGGTCGTGGCGACCGCGGTGCTGGAGGAGGTGACAGTCTCTTCGGCCGGCTTGGTCTCGGCATGCGATGCTGCAGCCGCGGCCAGACGTTCCTGAGCCGAGGAGCGGATCGCCGCGCCCTGGTCAACTGCATCGTCATCCAGAGCTTCGAAGGCCGGGGTCTGTGCGTTTTTGTTCAGTGCCATTTTCGTTTCCTTTATCGCTATCGTTTTGCCGGGGCAGGAGCCCTCGCCCGGCTTGAGGGTGATTCAGTATGGCAAACTTGTTGGCGTGTGTCAATTAACTCTTGAAAACATCGACACCCATCCGCGCAAGTTCGTCCGTGTCAAACGTGTAGACGCCCGGCACCTCCAGCACCGTGCCGGTGCCAAGCTTGACGAAGGCCGAGCAGTCCTTGATCGAGTGCGCGAAGCTCTCGAAGCCGCCAAACAAGGCCTCCAGGCCTGTCGATCGGCAGTGCATGCGGTAGCGGTGGTATGCCGGCCGCACCGCGATCTCGACACACTGGCGCCCACCCAGGATGGCGAACGCATACTCGTGACCCTTGCGGATTGCGTCGGGCCGATCCGCCTCGATGTGGTGGCTCATGCTGACGATCTCGGACAGCACCTTGACGTATTCCGGCGTGGTCGCCGCGTGCAGGTCGTGCATGCGGGCAAAGACGCCTTCCTCCATCTCGGCCATGATCCCATCGAAGCGCGGTCCCACCGCTTCGTTGATCAAGTTGCGCAGTTGGCGGAAGCCGAAGCGCGCGACCGTATGGTTGAACACCGGCCGCTCCTTCGTGTTCTGCTTATCCTTGAGCTCGTCATCGGACAGGTGGCCCTTGAGATCCTCCTCGGTCAGCATGAAGCGGCGCTTCGTCTCCGCGTACATCTCGTCGAACTCGGCCACGAACTTCTCAGCTGTCGACCCCTCGACCACACTCATCGCCAGGTACTGCCCGAGAATGCCGAGCAGATGCCGGTTGCGCCAGAACGCCTGCCAGTGCGCATGGTTTTTCAGACCTGTGCTCTGCGGCGGCCGCGACAGCGTGACCAGCACGACGCGCTCCATGACGGCAGCTTCCTCCTCAGCTGCCTCGGCGATGAACACCATCGGCGCGGCCATCTGCGAGAACTGTAGCGAGCGGTAATCGTCGCTCTCGCGCGAGCCGCCGCCGCGCGCCTGGTCACGCTGGTTGTAGGCGTCGCGGAACAGCCCCTTGAGCGCATCGACGCGCGGCTTGAGCATCACGTGCGGCTTGTATTCGTCGAGGATCAGCGGGATCGATGACGACGCCATCAGGTGCTGCAGCAGCGCGAAGTTGGTCGAGCCAGGCGACAGCGGACGCGGCTCACTGCGCCAGTAGAACAGATTCGACAGGCCGATCTGCATCTCGGTCTTGCCCATGCCGGCCGGCCCGTTCACGTGCAGCAGCGGGAACTTGCCGTAGTTCTTCTGGAACAGCTGCTTCCAGAAGCAAGCCGTGTACCAGCCCAGCGCCTTGCCCAGCACTTCGGGCCGCTGGCACGCCAGCAAGTGACCCAGGGTCTCGGTCAGCAGCGCCTTGTTGCCGTCTTCCGCCAGCCAGTCCGACAGCGGCGGCGCGTTCGAGATGTCCGTCTTGAACATGCCGCGCGGATCCGGATAGCCGGCGAACTTGACCTTGAGCCCAAGGTCCGCGATACGGGGTTCAAGTCGGACGCCGTGGCTGTCAGCCCACACCATGAACGGCTCGTGGAACGCCTTGTTCTCGTGGTTGGGGATGTTGACGATGTCCAGGCCCTCGCGGGTCACGACATAGCTGACGTTGCCTTTCTTTTTTGCCTGCTCCACAAAACGCATCATTACCGTCCTTACCTGGGCATCGGTGCCCTGAAAGGCGTGCCCGTATTTCGACACGAACCGGTTGAAAGGAACCAGCCCGCTGAACATGTCCACCTCGAGCGTGACATCGCCCACCTTCTTGCCGTTGACCAGCACGGTCGCGTCGTAGCCGATGATCTGGGCGTTCTCGCTGGACATCAGGATTGCTGCCGCATCGAACGACACCGCGCAGATGCGCTTCTTGCCGAACTCGCCGTCCATGTAGACGCCGTACTTCGACAACGTCACACCCCTGGCGACGTCGGAATACTCGTCCTGCAGCTGCTCCTCATCGTCAGTCTGCTTGGCCGCGCTCTCGATCTCTTCCTTGATCTCATCCATCGTGGCCGCGATACCGTCGAGATCGGGCGCCGCGTGGTTCAGCAGCGTCTTGACGGCGCCGATCGAAAACTCGTAGCAGGCATTGCCGTCCATATAGCGATGCATGCGCCGCAGTTCCTCAGCGCGCTTCGCCGGCGTGCCGTAGCGATTGCTGTCGCCCTGGTGCGTGTTGATCAAGCCCTCGCACTCGACAATAAACCGATCCTCGGACAGGCCGGCCGCCACCGCGGCAATCGCCAGCTGCGTGGCGATCTCCTGGAAACCCGCTGTCGGCTTGAGGCCCAGGCCCGCCATCATGTACTGGATGGACGGCGCCGACGCCTTTTCGCGCACCAGCGGATCCGGCTTGAAGCGTGCGCGCTTCTTGAGCAACTCTTCAACTTTCTGTGCGGCCTTGGAGAACTCGATCGACAGCTTGACGCAGAAGGCCGGTGCCTTGACTGGTACGCTCTCGCGTGGCTGCGACGTCACAGCGATGTTGACCTGCGGCGTCATCTCGCGCATCTCGGTCACCGTGATCGGCACCTTGTAGCGGCCGTTCGAACGCTCGACGTTGGGCGTACGCCACATGCGGCCGCGCCCGGTCGAGTAGATCTTCAGGTCGAGCGTGTCGACCGCCAGCGCCAGCGCCATCTCGCGGTAGACCGACGGCAGGCCGACCGTACCGCCCTTGGGCACCTTCTCCATGAAGACCGGCTGCGGCACTTCAACGTGAAAGCCGCGGCCGCCGGTGGCGAACAGCCGGCACATCTCAAGGTCGACACCCAGGTCGACCAGCTTGTCGAGGAACTCGTTGACCTTGATGATGACCAGCTCCGCATCCTCGGAGTCGAAGTCGAAATACAGCGGGCCGTCGTAGGCCAGCTTCAGCTTTTCCTCGTAGGAGAGATCGTCAACCAGCTTGGAGACGGACAGCACGGTCATGAAGACCGGGCGCACCTCGCTCAGGATCTGGTCTCGGTGAGACACCGGCACGGCCTGCCAGGATTCCTCACCACCCTTGATTTGGTAGTAGTAAAAAGCGCTCATCGCGGCCTCACACAGTAACGTCAGGCCACAGGTCGCGGAACTCCTTCAAGGTCGAGAGCCGAGGATGACCTGGCCGGTCATCCGTCACTCGAGTGCACATCGGCACCGTGAGTCGCCAGACGCTGTCAGGATCATCGGACGTCGGCCCGAAGCGAACATCGGCGAACGGCGGGATCCAGGCGAAAACGCCGGGAATGATCTCGCGGGGGTAGGTGCTTATCGTCACCTTGGTCGCGGAGGTATTGGAGACCATCGTCAGGGACAGGCCGACCGTGAACGACGCCGCCACATCCTCAGCACGGAAAGCGTCCAGAATTTGAGGGCGACCGTTCACCAGCTGCCAGGCGATGAACACGCGACGCTCGCGCACAACCGTGAACCGCGCGGCGGGCATGGTAGGGCGCCATGCCGGGTTACCGGCCATGCGCTCGTTAAGCCAAAGTGCCGACAGGTTCGCCTTGTCGACGCGCGAGAGAGGAGTCTTCTCCATGTTGCCTTTCTTTCTATGCTGGTGGTGCTACGCTAGAGGTGGGAATTCTACAGCTATTTCCTACGGGAAAATCAAATTTCTTATGCCAGCCTTCGATCCGGACGCCTGGTTGACCAGATCGTCATTATCAAAAAGGTTCTTCAGCAGCTGTTCTTGGATCGTACCGCGTGCGACCAGCAACCTGATGTTCGGGTTGTAGCGCTGCCCCTTGCGGTCGATCCGACCTGCAGCCTGAATAAACGGGATTGTGGTCGTCGGAAGCTGGATGAAAGCGCACTCCCAGCACATGTACTGCGGGTTGAGGCCGGCACCTGCTGAACCAGGCTGTGCCGTCAGTTCGACCGTATTCGGATCTTCCATGAACTCCTTGATCGACTTCTTCGAATCGACCTCGGAGTACGCCATCACGCCGCGCTTGCCCAGAGGTGCAAGTCGGGCGTCCATGTGCTCGCCGATCAGGCGCGAGACACTGCGGTGCGTGGTCCAGAGGATCAGCTTGCTGGCCGGCCGCGTTTCCTTGCCGATCATAATCTCACCGCCTAGGTTGATCTCGTCAGCAATGCCGTCGACGAGGTCGAAGATGGCGCTACGCTTGTCGGGATCGCCGGCGAAGTAGCCGAAGTCGATCACGATCTGCTGCGCGGCGTGATACAGCCGCGTAGCCGTCGTGGCGTCGATCTTGCCGCCGTCCTCCAGTATCAGCAGCTGCTCTTCCATCAGGCGCTTGTACAGCGCCATGTGCTCTTTCGACAGGTCGTAGTAGATCGGGATGTAGTTCGCCTTCGGCAGCGCGGCGTGCACTTCTTCCTTCGTGCGCCGCACGCGCCGCATGTTCAGGTTCGTCTGCATCAGGTCGAGGTTGTGCCACTTCTTCGGCTGGTTGAAGATGTCGCGCTCTTCGACGTGGATGTTTTCGAACTGGGTGTAACTGGCATATACGTCCGGAGTATTCAGCTTCACATAACTGTAGGCGTCGCCCGGCTTGCTCATGATCGTGCCCGACATCATGATCAAGTCGCGGCCGCCGGCCGTGAACGTACGCACGTTCTTGAAGAGCTTGCCGCGCCCCTTCAGGGCCTGCACCTCGTCGACCACGGTCAGCACCTCGTGCCGAGCCAGGTCTTTCGTCAGGCGCGCGATGTCGTTATTGAAGATCTGGTACGACGTGACGATCCAGCGCACACTGGCGACCGGCATCTCGGCGCGCGACTTGGGCGAGCCGCTGTACGCGATGGCCAGGCCGGCGCCGGGGATACTGTTGAGCCATACGACCCACTGCGCGATCAGGATCGGCGGCACCAGCACGACGGTGATGTCGGGCTGGAGCATCAGCGAGATGCAGGTCGCGATGACCGTCTTGCCGTAGCCAACCGGCAAGTCGAGCAGGGCTCGGCGCCACATCGCCGCCTTGACGATGTCCTCTTTCTGGAGCTGTTCAAGTGTCATCGTGCCACCCAGCGGGTGCGGCAGCGGGTACTTCTCAATGACCTGTTCAAGGGTGAGCATGGTCGAGCCTCCTTGCCGCAAGGAGTTTGAGTAGCGGGTACGCGTGCTCGACCGGGTCGAGCGCGACAGACGCGGACGGCAGCAGATCATGGAACTGCTGCAGCGACAGCAGGCCGGCCGCATCGGTAAGTGGCTCGCCGCGCAGCTTGGCCGCACGGTTTATCACCAGCAGCATGTACAGCGGATTCGCCAGCGCGTTGTATAGGGACGGCGGCCGGTCCATGTCCATCGCCAGCCAGAGCAAGTTGCACAGGCCAGGCTGGGTGTACATGAGCGAGGCGAAGCCCTGCGACATACCGTCCGGCCGCGTCCACGTCCAGGTCTCGGGATTTCGCATCCAGTACGGATGCGAAATGCGCGCCTCCAGGGCGCGCACTTTCTCGAGGTCCCTGGCGATGTTGAAGTCAGGGATGAATGCCATCGGTCACCTCGACATCTTGCGCTCAAGATCCAGATCGCGCGCCGGCACCGCGGCCCAGCCTATGAAGCGCTCGTTGCTGCCGACCTGTGGACCCTTCCACGGTCCAAGTTGCATCTTGCCGTCGGCTTCCAGCAGGATCAAACGGACGTTCAGCGGCGCCGGTTTAACATACTCGAACGGCAGGCTCGGGTTGACATGGTTCTTCATTCGCTTCCTTTCTGTGGTGGTGCGCCGATGGTCAGCGCGGCAACGCCGGCCGAGAACAGGACTTCCTGGCAGTTGCGGCAGGCGTACGTGTGATTTTCGACATAGGCATGCGCGCCGGCCGCCGACGGCCCGGCCAACAGCACGGCTACCTCTTCCGCGTGGCCGACCTGATGGCAGATCGTCTGGCACTTCTCGTAACCCTCGCCCTCGGCGCGCGGGCACGCCGGCTGCGGGCTCATGCACCAGTTCTCGCCGATGATGGCGTGGCCGCCGGGCGTGATCAAGGTGCAGCGTACGACGCGGCGGGCGCAGGGGCCCAGGACGCCGGCGCTCATTGACGTGCCGCCCGCGGCGCCGTGCGCACGATCTCGTACATGTTAGCGCCCCATTCGCGCTCCGGGCCGACGTCGCACTCGGTCCAGTAGGCATACAGCGCCTGCTCGGCCACACGCAGCTTGGCGATGGCCACCTCGCGCAGCTCCTTCACCTTTGGATCTTCCGACAGCTGGAACATCTGCATCATGCCTCCTGCACCAGCGAATCGATCAGGACGCCCAGCTCGCGCGTCATCAGCGCGACGTCGCTGGCGAAGCGATCGACATCCTTCTCGGCGTCACGCCCTTCCTGCAGGATATCCAGCGGCTTGATGCGGCGGATACGCATGTTGTCGGTCATGACAAACGACAGGCGGCTAGCGAAAGTCATGGCGACCGAGTCGACGTGGGCGCCTGCCGCAAGGTGCGTCTGGACGTCTTGTGCGTCCAGGTTCGCGCGGTCGAACTTCACGCGCTTGCCCTTCTCGCCCGGGTACTGCAGTGCGACCGCGTCGTCGATCGAGAAGTCGATCGGCGCCTCGTCATTCAGCCACGTGGTGACCACCTTGGCGCGCGGCCAACGCACGTCCTGGAACTCGATCGTCGGGAACAGCTTGATCATCGCCTTGATGATCTCGTCGCAGACGTTGTTCGACGCCGAGTCGATGACGATGCGGTGCTGATCCTGATCGATCCAGACCTGCGTCGTGCGACGGGTCGACAGCGCGCGCGGCAGCAGCTCGTCGAGCGAGCGCTCCTTGAGCTCCTTGCGCTGCTTCTTGCCCGGCGGAAAGCCCTGCGCCTTTTCCAGCGCCGCAGCTTTGTCCTCCACCAGCACGGCCACAGCCGAGCCCGGGATGTGCTTCTTCTCGATCGTGAAGCGCAGCAAGGTGTGCTTGCCCTGCCTGAAGGCGAGCTCGCCCTCGTGCACCGGCGAGAAGCCGACCGACTGCAGGTCGTGGGTGCCGACCGGAATGAAACGAGCAGCCTGCAGCTGCTCGATGGGGAATTGTGCTTTGGGGGAGATCCCGTAGACGGTTGCGTTCTTGAGCCACATGGTTTTGATTTTCTATAGGGAAAGGGAATGTCAGGTTAAGGCAAACTTTGATGCTCTGTCAAAATATTTTCTTGAATCAATACCTCCTCGGCAAGTTTCAGTTGTTTCTTTACTTCAGGCAAGAAGCATGCCAGAATTCTTGCATTCTGGCATCTTCCCACAAGGCATCGACATGGCCTCCTCCTGCTACGACAGCTGCCTCGATCAGACGGTCCGAGGCAGCATCAATTTCGCGGCCGATACGTTCTACGTGATGCTGGTGGACGCCACCTACACGCCAAACCAGGGCACGCACATCTACCGGTCGAGCGTAACGGGTGAGGTGAGCGGCACCGGCTACACGGCCGGTGGCCAGGCTGTCGCGGCCACGATCGCCAAGGACACGACCAACCACAAGGTGACGATCACCTTGGCTGCGGCCACCTGGCCCTCCAGCACAATCACGGCCGCCAAGGCCGTCTACTACAAGCGGCGCGGTGGCGCGGCGAGCGCCGATGAGCTCGTTGCCGTCGACGACTTCGGCGGCAACGTGTCGACGACAAACAACACGTTCTCGCTCGCCGCGACGACGATCACCCTCCCTACCCCGGTATAAGCCATGATCTTTATCGACTTTCTGAAATTCAGCGCAACGTGGTCAAGCACCGGCGTGCTCGCTGTGGGCGCGGCCGCAACAGGCTGCCGTGCAGTTGCGCAGGCCATCACGGATGGCGACATCAGCCTGACGAGCACAGGCCTTGTGCTGGTAGTTGACGATGGTGTTGGCGGCCGCGAACTCGGCCTGTACAACGTCACCGACAGCACCCACCTGACCCGCACCCAGGTTCTGCGGAACGGCACCGGCGGCACGAGCCCTGTGGCGTTTGCCAATGGCGCAACCTTGACCGTCTACAGCGACGTCCCGGCATCGTTCCTGAACGGCGTAAGCCTGGGTCAACTGGGGGCGGCAGCAGCGCTGAGTGCGACGGACGTTATCCCGATCGGCCAATCGGGTACGGAAGTGCAGACCACGCTTGACGCGTTCTACACGTACGTCGCGAACCGCTTAACGGCAGAAGGCAAGATTGGCACGACCGTCGAAACCTTGACCATCACGGCGCTTGCCACCCAGGTGGCAGGCACCGCATTCTCGTTCTCCGGCACCTATGCGAACGTCACGCCGACCGCACTGGATTACTCGATCAACGGCGGCAGCACTTGGAATGCCGCGACGGCAACCATCAGCGGTGGTACGTTCACCGTCACTGGCGTGACGATCCCGAACGCGACAACCTCGCAAACTGTCATGGTGCGGGACCGTACGAACACGAGCGTTACGGCGACCTCGGCCTCGTTTATCGTCAACCCCAATACCGTCCTGACCGTCAACACGCCGTCGGCCCAGACGGTGGGCACCGCCTTTACCCTCAGCGGTACCTATACAGGCACGGCGCCGGCTTCTCTCGACTACCAGAAGGAAGACGGAACATGGGTTCAGGCCAGCTCTCCGACGATCGGGAGCGGGGCGTACTCGTTCAGTGTCACACCTACGACGGCTACCGCCAGCCGAACGATCAGCGTGCGTGACCATACCTACACCGGCATTAGTGCGACGTCCGGTTCGTATGCCGTGAACGCAGCCGCGGGATCTACCGTCACCGGGGTGACGGTCACCGCTGCATCGTCGACCATCAGCGGAGGCGCAACCGACCAGATGTCCGCCACGGTGACCGGTACGAACTCGCCGTCGCAAGCTGTTACGTGGAGCATCGACAGCGGGGGTGGATCCATCAACAGTTCGGGCCTCTACACGGCGCCCGCTGCCACCGGCTCTGCCCAAACGATCACCTTGCGCGCCACCAGCACGCAGGACAATACGAAGTATGGAACGGTGACGATCACCGTTGCAGCAGCGGCGTCTCCTGGTCCGTCCCTGACCACCCTCAAGGCGTGGGCGACCGGGCAGACGACCGCCGTCGCTACCGTCACGACGGACACCAGCACCGGCACGATCTATTGGCTGTATTCGACCTCTGCCACCGCCACCGCCGCGCAGGTCAAGGCTGGCAGCAGTGCTGCCGTGACCTCGAGCGGATCGAAGACGCTGCAGGGCACCGGCCTGACGGCGGGCACGGCCTATTACGTCCACGTCCTGCACACGAACGGCGCCGGGACGGACAGCGCCGTCCTCGACCTGGCAGCAGCGATCACGACTCAGCCGGCATCAGGGCAGCCGACCGTCACGGTGTACGGCACGGCCCTCAAGTCCTCGCTCACAGCATCCGACGCCTACGGCACGAGCGGCAGCAACAAGCTGTACACGGGCTCCAATACGGGCGGCAACATCTGGGTGTTCCACGGGTCCACGCCGAGCACGGCGTCGACCGGCTGGAGCCAAAGCAACACTGTCCCGCCCGCTGTCTCGTCCGACCGCAGCACGAACGGCATGTATCCGATGAGTATTGCTGCGGCCGAATCGGGCTCGACCAACAACACGTACCTGTACGCGCCGATCGGCTCTACGACGACGTGGTACTTCTGGATGGAGATTAACGGCATCTATACCGTTATGAACTCGTCCGGCACGGTGGTGACGCTGTAATGGGCGCCCGACTCACATCCGGAAAGCTCCGGTTGCGGAACGGCGCCCTGGCGCTGACCTCGGGTCCAGTCACCCCTGGCGTGTTGTCCGCGCTGGCTGATTTCACCGACCAGCGGATCTTCCAGCGTGTCGGCACGAGCCGCGCGCTGACCGTCAATATGACGTACACGGGCAACGCGCCGACCGGCGTCGAGGCCCAAATCGTCGACTTCACCAGCGGCAGCACAATCGTCGACTGGACTGCGCTGACCAACTTGCAGGCCTCGAGCGGCAGTGCGACGGGACAGATCACCGTGCCGCAGGGCGGCTGGTACAAGCTGAAAATCCGCAGCGTCAGCGACCGCGCAACGGTCCTGACGGGAACCCTGAAATTCGGCGTCGGCATGGTCATCTGCTTCTGCGGGCAGTCGAACATGTACTACTTCAACACAGACTATCTGAAGTTGCCGAACTGCGGCCCACGCTCTATTGAATGGATCGGCGGGGCCTATCGTCGCATCGGCCAGTACAACGATGCCTACGCGGCCAGTCTGCTGTACAACGTCGCCGGCGGCTACTCGACCTATAGCCGCGACAACGGCAACTTGCAAGGTGACGCCCTTGTGATCTTCGTCAATGCGATGGTGGCGGCCCTGAACATCCCGGTGCTGGCGATCCCCGTCATCAACTCTGGCATGAGCATCGATACCTGGATTCCGGCCAGTACGACCAAATGGACCGAACTCGCGACGGCGATTGCCGCAGTTGGCGGCGACGCTGAAATGTTCCTGTGGTATCAGGGCGAAAGCGACGCGGTCAACAAGACAAGCGCCTACATGAAGTCGGCGTGGGACACCTTGCGGCAGCAGTTCTACACCATGACCGGGCGCACGTCTGCGAATTCCCAATTCGGGATCGTCTCGCTGGGGCCGGGGCAGTACAACAGCAGCACGCCAGGCCAGTTCGGCGCCATGCGCCAGTCTCAAATCGAATACGGGACGTCCGGGCAACAGGGCGTGTTCTATCTGGGTGGAGCACACGATTCGGACCTGCGTGACGGTGCGGTCCACCTTGCTAATGCGGCACTGCTCCGGATGGGCAAGCGTTGGCCGGCGGCGGCGCTCAATCGTTACGGTATCGGTTCGGTTTCGACTGGACCTTACGTCACCGGGGCGACCCGCAGCGGATCGACGGTAACACTCACGGTTGCGCACACTGGCGGGACAGCGCTTGTCGACGGCGCCGGCGGCGCGGGTTCGGCGCTGACCGGCTTCGAGTTCAAGGATTCGAGCGGCAACGTCCTGACGATCAACAGCACCGCGATCTTGAGCGCAACGTCGCTGCAGTTCACCGTGACCGGAACCCCCGCGACAGTATCGTACGCAATGATGAACTACCCGCATCAGGCCAGCTACTCGCAGAGCGGGGCGTTCGTTATTGCGTCGGTGGTTTATGACGACGTCGGCCCTGGCTACCCGCTGCGGCCGTTCGCCGCGATCGCAATAACCGGAGGCTGACAGCATGCTTGGATTTAACGCGCTGGGCCTGACCCCCGTCGGCATGAGCACCGCTGCCAGCAGCCAGTCGGCCGCTGGTAACGCGCCCGGCGCCGCGCTTACCGGCACCGGCACCATCAGCCCAGGCTCAGCCTCGGCGCAGTCGGCACCGAGCGGCACCATCACGGTGCCGACTTCGCGCACGGCCGTGTTTGGCAGTGGCTCCCGCGTCATCCCCTTCGGGACGGAAAGCACCGCACCGTCCGTCGGCCCAGGCCCGTACTGGAAGAATTCGCGCTGGACGGTCGACAAGGTCGCGGCCGACAAGCTCTTCTATGTGGGCGACATCTCGCGCGACCTGGCCGACAGTGGCACGACGGCAGCCAGCGTAACCGCTATCGCTGTCGGCGCGACCGTGCTGGTCGCGCCTGTCCTGCAGGGCAACCTGATCGTCATCAAGATCGGGCAGCTCGACACGTCGGTGAATGCCGTCAACTACGTGACGCTGCGCGTCGTCTGCGCCGACGGCGAACAGTTCGACCGGACGATCTACTTCAACCCGGCAAGCGGCGGGACCTGGACGTTCGGCAAGGATCCGGACGATCAGCGCTTCTATGCAATCGACGTCTCGGCCGACCTCCGTTACAGCAGCAGCACGCTGTCGTCGGCGGCGACGCCGACCGTGGCCGGCGTGTCGTCGCTCATCCCGCCGACCATCCAGGGCAACCTTGCGATCGTCAAGGTTGGCGGGCTGGACGTGACGAACAACCCGACCAACTCCTGCCTGCTGCCGCTGACGTTTGCCAGTGGCGAGCAGATTTTCCGAACCATCTACTTCACGAGGCAGGATAACTGATGATCGACGCACAGAAGCTCGTCGAGGAGCACGAGCGCCAGCAGCGCGAGGCGGCCGAAGCCGCAGCGGCGGCTGCCGCGGCGGCGGAAGCCGCACGCCGGCCGCCACCGAAAGAGCCCGTCTACATCAAGGTGCGGCCGTAGTGTGCAGTCTCGCGTGCACTTCCTTGAACACGCTGACGATCACGTGAATCAGCTGCTTGCCGGGCGACTTGACCCGGCAATCGATCACATCCGTGATCGGATCCTGCAGCACCTTGCCCACGGCCTCATCCCATGAATCGGCCTCGACCAGGTGGGTGATGGTGACGGTATGCTTCATGGCTACTCCCTCGCGTTCGATATGCGCGACACATGGGCGCGGCGCGCCCCGTGCGCTTCAAACGCGACGATAGCATGACGATCAGCATTTTGGCACAACTGACAGGTGGCGCAGGTCATGTTCTCCATGTGTTGAGCCGGACACAGCGTCACCTTGCGCCCAGCCGGCGTCTCTTTTCCACGCCATCCCACCGGTACGACCACGACCAGCGGCAGGCGATGTTTCGCAAGTCGGTCGGCGTCCTGTAGCGAATCCGCCGACAGATTGACCGTGAAGCCGGCCTTGACGGCCTGGCGCAGCGCCCGGACGTTCTCCTTCGTAGGTTGGTAGTGGGTATACGTGAAGCCGCGCCGGCCGCGGTTGGCGCGCGCCAGCTCGCGCAGCGCCTGCGCGTCGATGACGCCGTCGGCGCCCGGCAGGTCGCCGGCCTGGTTGTGGCGCCACAGCTGGCCCTTCGGCAGCCGGCGGATCTCGTCGACGAAGTCAGCCCAGGTCGTGCCGCGCTCACCGCGCGAGACGCGATCCCAGTGCAGCTTGAGCGGGAAATTTTCGGCGTAGCAGCCGTTGCCCTTGAACGCGCACGTCGGCGGGCAGGTGCTTCTCGATGAGGTGGTGACGGGGATGGGGCCGGTCTTGGCGTTGTTGGCGATGCGGGTGAGGTGGACGAGGTGGGTGGTCATAGCGTGAACTGTTTCAGGTAGGCGGCCTGCCGCTGGATCATGTCGTAGGCGCGCGGCGAGCAGATCAGGACGTCGCCGTCCGGGTCCACCATCTTGTAGATCATGGGTTCGACGCCGAAGAAGTCGCGCGACCAGCGATCGAAGTCCGCATTCCACTCGGGTGGCATAAGCGCGCGGAAGCGCGCGCTCAGCTCGAATCTCGGCTTATCATCGACGTAGGGCGACGTGATGACCTTCATGCCTTGAAATCGGAACACAGCTTCTCCTTCCAAATGATGTTGACGGCGCGCGGCGCGCCGGTGAACAGCGGCGTCGACTCGACGCCGCGCGCGTCGATCATGGCCATCTGCAGCGCGACACCGGGCGTCGTGGCCCAGATGTCGCAGTAATAGGTGCCGTCGGTGAACGTGATTGTCACGCCCCAGAGGTGGTTGTCGTTCATGTCAGGTCTCCCGTTCAATCGGCGCCGTCGCAAGGAGGTTGCGGATCGCCTCCCAGGCGTCGATCGCCTTCTGCGTCTTCGGCTTGTTGCCGCGCGGGCCGCTGATCGCCTTGAGCGCCAGCTGCAGCACGTCGACAACGTGCGACGGCAGCGGCTCGGCTTCCATCACGGCCTGGTAGTGCAGCAAGCGCGCCAGGTCACGGTCGTCGATCAGCGTCATGCCCTCGAAGTGGATGCGGCACAGGTCGCCCAGGCCACCGCCCTTCCAGTCTGTGTAGATGGCGGCGTGCTTGGTGGTGTGAGGTTTCTCGTGGCTCATGTCAGTCCCATGGTGGTAAGGTTTCGTCGGGCTGCGCCTCGGCAGCGTAGCCCGCGGCGCGCAGCCCGTCAGCAAAGATCAGCGCCGGCAGCGTGCCTGGCGTGTGCAGGCGTTCCTGGCACGTCTCGCGGAAGCGGATCTTCTCCATCAGCGAGAGGTGACCGGCCTCGCGGTTGCAGACGCGGTGCGCCAGCGCCATGTTCGCGATGTGGTCGGCGCCGCCAGCCGTAAGCGGCACAAGGTGCTCGACCGACTCGTCCTCAACCGCCACCGGCAGATGGCAGTAGAAGCAGGCATCGCCATCGCGCTTACGGAGCGCCAGGCAGGTCGGGCTCGACCTGGCGCGGCGCTGCTCCTTGGGCACAGCGCGCCACGGCGCGTTGTTGACGCTGGCAAGGTAAGCCTCGGCCGCCGGGCCCTGCCACGTCAGCTGGCCGTGCTTGTTCGTGTAGATGATGCCGACGCCTTTCTCGGTCCGGAAGCGCAGCAGCTCCCATTCGTTGGTGGGCGTGAGCAGCTCGGCGCCGCGCTCGACCAACCAGGCCTCGAACTTCGCACGTCGCGCTTCGTACTGCTTGCGGTTGAGGGTTGGGGTGGGCATTATCTCTCCTTCAAGTATTGGGTCTTACGCAGCTGGAAGCGCTTCTGGTACAGGACATTACGAGCCCGTCGGATGTCCTGCATGATGGGGTCGAGCTCCTCGCAGCGCATCTCTAGGAGGCGTGCCTGCTCGCGCAGGCGCGTCACCTCGCGGCTCAGGCTCTCCTGGCGGATGCGGTAAATCGCAAGGTGGTCGCTCAGCTCGACGATCCTGGCGTCGACCTCTTCCAGCGTGCGAGGTGGTCTGGGCAGGTCGGCTGGCGGTTCGGGTGTCTCGATGGAGGGCTGCTGCAGGAAAACAGGGATCTCGTAATGCTGGTTCATGGCTACCCCGATGCCGGGTTGTGGGTGATCATCTCTTCCTCCTCTTCGCCGGGTTGGCGTCGTAATCGTCGGGCCGCTTCGTGCCGCGCAGGCGCTTGTCGGTCTCGCGCACGGCGCGGATAAAATCGCGGTGCGGCAGCGCCTCCATGACGTCGGCATACGCGTCGATCAGCACCTCGATGGCGCGCACCTCAGGACCCACCAGGCGCGGCGGCACGCCGTGCGCGATGGCGTAGTCAGCGCTGTCCTTCAGGACCTGCTGCGCGTCCTGCAGCAGGCCGGCTGTGTCCTGGACCATGCCCAGCTCGCCCATCACCTCGATGATGTTGGCGACCATCGCGCACACCTTCCAGTGATAGCGCGTCGGATCGTCGCCGGTGGCAAGGTATTCGAGGTGCGCTCGCGCGTCCCTCTCGCGCGCCTCGGCGAAGACCTTGGGCATCGGCTCGGTGGGCGAGGCGGTCAACTCGTCGAACAGGCCGAAGGCCACCTGGCCGGGCTTGGGTGGCGGCGGTGTGCCGCGACGTCGGGTGCTCACGGAGCCTCCGGATCGAACGTGCTGTCCAGGTAATAGCCGGCGCCTCGCAGCGCCTGCACGATCGACTGCGGCAGCTCGGTCATACCGTCGAAATCACGCAGCTCGATCTTGCCCGGCTGCTCCTCGCTCGGCCCGAACCACAAGCCGCCGCCCGTTCCGTCACGGTGCCGCTCGATGTAGCCGTAATTCGCGGCCGTGTCGATCTTGATGTCCCACTTCTCGGTGGACAGGTCCTGATTGAAGTTATACGGCATGGTTGGTCTCCTTCAGTGGGCGTACTTCAGCGCGCCGGGCGCGGGCATCGGTCATGCGGTAGCGGCAGCCGTCGGCGCCATAGATCAGCCATGCGCGGCCGGCCCGGCTGTCGACACGGTACTCACGGCCGCCGTACACCAACGTGTCGCCAACCTTGATCTTCGGCCGCGCGCGGCGCCGCTCGTGGTACGCCCGGCAGCGGGCGCGCCAGTCGATCGCATACTCGTACTCGGTCGGCGTGAGCAGGTCGAGGATGCGCTCCGGGCACTCAGCCTCGCAAGGTCCGCAGCTCTCGTCCATGTCCTTGTAGCCGAAGTTGTGTTCGGCGCGTGGGCAGAAGCCGAGCAGGAACACGGCGGCCCAGACGCGGCGCTCGCCGGTCTCCTTGTGCACCTGCTCGATGGCCGCGTAGAACGTCTTGAGGCGGACGATCGAGTAGTCGAGCACCTTGTACTCGTACGGCGAATCGGTCCAGCGCAGCGCGCCGGAATAGTTGATCAGGAAGTCGGCCACCTTCAGGCCTTTCGGTTTGTGCATCCAGAGCCAGCCCATGTCATTTCTCCTTTTCTGCTTCAGCCAGCGCGCGGCGCAAGCCCTCGACGTCGTTGCAGGCCACCCAGCCCAGCGCGCCCATCACGCGCTTCACGCGGTCGTCGACCTCGTCGTTGGACTTCACGGTGCCGAAATTGAGAAACACGAACGCGTGGTTCGGGTTGGCCTTGAAGGTGGCACGCATATGCGGCCGCGGACCGGGATCCGTGCGCACCTCGATCTTATTGGTCATGACCAGATCACCGATCTTCATGCTGCCTCCTCGTTCAGGCGCTGCACATTGCCCTGCAGGTCGGCAGCATCCTCCTCGGTGATCCAGGTGACGTCGCCAGGGCAATTGACGTTGACAGCCATGCTGTCGATTTGATCGACCAGCAGGTCGTTGACCTTGTCGATCGGGTCCTCGCAGCCGAGAGCTGCTTCCAGCTCGTGCATGCGATCCCAGTAGGCTGCCTTGGCGTCGACGGCGGCGCGCAGGGCTTCGAGTACGGCGCTCATGCTGCCACCCCATTCTCGATGGCCAGCAGCTGCTGCACCTTGCCCTCCAACTCCATCACTTCCCTCGTCGCCTTGGCGCGGATCTCAGCCGCCTGGGCGCGCAGCGCCAGCACGGCGTTACCAACAATCTGGTCGGGCGGCAGCAGCTCAACATCGATCTCGGCAGTGCCGACGATGACGTGGCCAAATGTCGTCGGGTCGTAGTTGCAGTAGTGCAGGTGCGGGGTGATCTTCGAGACATCAGCAAGGTCCTGCAGCTTGACGAGCTTCAGGTCAAGGTCAGTCAGGTAGGCAAACAGTTGGACTTTCATTTTTCTTCCTTCACGTTGATGGTGGTATCGACCGTGCGCCGGCCGCTACGAAACTCGGCGTGGCCAGGCGGCACGCTGTCGTCGATAACGATCGGCAGGCCGTGCAGCGTCTTGCCGGTGTACGGCAGGTCGCGGTTCTGGCGCCGCTCCCGGCCGGAGCGGCGCTCGCCGATCAGCAGCCAGCCAAACCAGAACCAGAGCCAGGTCGGACCCTTGCGCCGGTCGGACCGGTGCTCGCTCACAGCTCCTCCGACTTGATCGAGATCTCACTTCCGTCCAGCTCGAAATAGTCGAGCGACTCGAGCGTGATGCCGTACGAGCCATCCAGGTTCGGCCAGCCCTCGGGCGCGTCGGTGCGCCACATCTCCTCCGGACCAAGTTCGGTGATCGTGGTGTGGAAGAGCTGCAGCGCCAGCATCTTCAGCACAGCCCTCGTGATGTCGCCGCCGGCGCGCTGCAGGCGGTAGGCGGCGTCGCCCCAGAAGTTATTGATCTCGTGCAGCCGCTCGTCGGTGCAGACGTCGTGGTCGATCGTGACGACCGCATCGAACGACCAGTCGTAGGTGAGGGTGTAGCGTTTCTTCATCAGTGGTCTCCTTCGTCAGGATTCACAGCGTCGCGGTAGTCCGCCTGTGTCATGCCGTACAGATTGTAGAATTCGTCGTCGTATTCGCGGCCAGTAAGGCCATCGAGTTCTGAATCCCGATAAGTCGGTGCCGCGTGCGGTGGGTACTGGTACCCGCGGCGCGGCGGGCACGCTGGTGCATGCTTCGTCACCCAGCGCTCGCCGACTTTGTTGGTATCTCCAGCGCCCGGCGCCACGGACTGGCCGCACGCTGCACAGGTCGCTCCGAATTTGTTGATCATGTCAATATCTCTCCACGTCGAAAGCGTGCAGCCCGCACAGGTCCAGCATGTCGCGCGGGCTGATAGCCGCGCGCTCCAGCAGCGCGCCGACGATGTCCTTGAGGACGTCAATGTCGGTGCACAGGCTGTCACCGCCGGACTGTTTGAGGACGGCGAAATCAACGACGTCGCGGCCACAGCTGACCTGCGCCATGTCCACGCCACCGTCAGCGTTCTCGTTGGTGATGTAGAAATCATGCATTGCGCACCTCCGACGCCTCGGCCGCCAGTCGCAACGCCTCCAGCTCGCGCTGGCGCTCACGTGAGATGCGCACGGCCGGCACCATCTCGATGTTGCCCATCGCCGGCGGCATCAGCGGACGAGCCTCGATCGTCAGGATCAGGCCCCAGTCTGGCGCGCCGGTGATCAGGGCCTGCAGCTCACGCTGCGCGGCGGCGATGCCGCGCTCGGTGAACGCGCGCTGGCGTTCGTACTCTACACGTTCAGGTGTCATCGTTCGTCTCCCAGATCTACTTCGTTCAACTCGAACACTTCAGCGCTGCTGTCGATGATGTCGCAACCAGGCAGATGGCCAGGGTCGAGCAGCATCACAAGGCAGGACTCGATGTCGATGGTGCCGTCATCGTTGAGGAACTCGTCGCGCAACATTCCTTCAGCGTGTGGGTGTGCCATGGCAGCACGCAGCAACTCCTCCGGCTGCTCCACCGTCAGGCTCAAGGTGAAGTCCCAGTCTTGACTCATTTCGTTTTCTCCTTGTCGCGTTTGGCCAGGTAGTCGGCCCGGGCCTTGGCCAGCGACAGGCCGTCCGCGGTGAGCGGATAGCTGCTGTCACTGGTGGAATGGGTAGCGCCGCTGATGTAGACGGTGTGTGCGTTGCGCTTCACGTCGCGCAGCACCCAGTAGCGGCCGCTCTCGTGGAGGATGTCGGACTCTTTCATTCGCCCTGCTCCAGCAAGCGCGCCACAGCGCGGCCACGCTGATAGATGGTATCGAAGTCGACGCCGCAGGTCTCGTAGCTGCGCGGCCCGAGGTTCTCGAACCCGCGGCGCCAGTCTTCGCGGGCGCCGTAGGTGCAGAACGGGTTGAGGTCAATGCCGAATTCTCGGTGACGCTGGATGTCCTTGCGAGCGACCTTCTCGGCCCAGGCGAGGACTTCTTCAGGGGTGTTGAATCTCATCGCATCTCCTTCGCTTTACGCTCTTCGCACTCCAGCCGCAGCTTGTGCAGGGTTTCGATACAGCCCATCGCGCCCGAGAACACGATGACCTCGTCCGGCTCGCCGTCTTCGTCGACGAGGCCGATATCGGCGTAGGCAATGACACCGCCGCCACCGTCCTCCTCCATCGAGAGCTTGACACTGTTCGCGGCGAACCAGGCTTCGTCGTCCGGGTCAATGTTCTGGATCATGATCTGGTCGCGGTGGCCATGCGGCCGGAGGTAGATGGTGCAGGGGTAGGTCATCGGTTCTTCTCCTGGTTGATACGCCGCATCAGCGCCACGATGTCTTGCGAGCGTTTCTCAATGAAGCAGCCGCTGTGAGTAGTGAACAGTTGCGTGTAGTCGCTCGGCTTGCCGCCGTACTTCACGGCGCGCTCAGCCGCCGACGGCACCAGCACGATCGGCTTGCCGCAGATGGTGCAGTTCATGGCACCTCCTGTACGGCATCGGCCGGCACGTCGACGAAGTGATGTTGCCAGTCCCAGTCCCACATCCAGTCAGGGCGATTCGTGAGTACCCAACTGGCCCAGCCGCTTTTCTGGACGTAGTGCACCGGCGTGCCGGCCTTGATCGTGCCGCGCGTGTTGCAAGCCGGGCTGTAATGCTCAATGTCGCGGGTGGTGATGCCCTTCATGGCCGCACCCTCCCATCCGGCAGCTTCAGCGCTTCGATGCATTCGTGCAGGCGCTTCTTGGTGACGCGCAGCTCCTCGTCGTAATTGGTGTGCGCTTCGGCCAGGTCGCTGCCTTTCCAGCTGTGCGCGACCGAGGCGTTGACGAACTGCGTGATGCGCTTGCGCAGCTCGCGTGCTTCTTTCGTGGTGATGGTCATGACGGTTTCCTTTCGTGGTTCTCGAAGGCCTCGCGGCCGTCGAAGCTGTTGTGGACCCAGAGGCCGTGCTCGTTCTGCACGACGCCACACGAACAGCCCTCGTCCATATGGTCGTGCAGATCGCCGACCGGGATCAGGTGGGCGCCGTTCTCGCATGGCGCCAGCTGCCAGCCATGCAGGCCGGCAGCGCGGGCTTCGTCTTGGGTCATGGCTTCTCCTTGCCGGTGCGGGACTCCCACCACGGGTCATATGCAAACGGGACGTCGTAGCAAGGTTTCTTCGTCACCTGGTTCGTGAAAAGCCTGGCATTGGCGGCGTGAAGCGGGTACCGCTTCAGGGCCTCACGGCTCGCCGACGTGCTCTCGAAATACAGATCCGATTCATGGTTGCTGATGTAAACGCCCAGCGCTACCAGGTCCTGGTACAGGGTGCTCATGCCTCGTCCTCCAGAAGTTCACGCACGCGCGCCTCGATGGCGCGCTCGGCGTTGCGGATGGCCGAAACGGCCGCCAGGATATCGGGGTCTCCCAGCAGACTCGGCAGGCACTCGGTCAGCGGACTGACCATGCCGTGGTAACGCGACTTGGCGTAACGCCAGTTGTCAAGGGTGTAAGGCGTGTTCACAGGTAATCTCCTTCCGCAAGGTAGTCGCCCGCCCTGGGCGGCGCTGACTGCGGACTGATGGTGGCGCCAACGCCGACGCCAAGCAGGAAGACGGCGAGGATGCCGGCGAGGTGTAATAGGAGGCCGGTCATGGGTTCTCCTTTCGGTTGTTCTGGTAGGCGATGCGCAGGGCTTCGGTCCAGGTGCAGTTCAGCTGCGCCTGGATGCGGCGCGCCTCGGCGATTTCATGCTGGGCGAGGTCGGCCAGGGCTCGCTTTTCGGCGTCGAGATCAGGCGCGCCGGCGGTGGCATGTGCGAGGCGGCTCACGGTTCCTCCTCGATCTGCGCTACCACCCAGTCCCAATAACCGCGCAGCGTGT